CTATTCTTCTTTAACTTTGAGCTTGCGCGCAATCACGCCGAAGACAATGTCGGAAATCCACATTGCTATTACGCCGACCATAAACGCCGTTGCATTATGCACGGCGACACTTTCCGGACCGGAAGGGACCGGAAAATTGAAGTGATGCGCGTAATGCATAATCGGCGTTGTCAGATAAGCTGCGGCGAGTGCTCCGCAGATTGGGGATATAAAAACCTCGCGTAGCTTGAATTGCTTTCGTGAAAGCGCTCGCAGAAAGCCGCCTGCCGTTCCCGCAATTATGAAGTTCGGATTTAAGCCGAGGTTTGAAAGAAAATCATGCAGGCTCATTGCACCACGCCTTTCGTGCGGCATTGTTTCCGCGTATCTCGATGCGCGTTTGTGTCGTGTCATTCTGGCTTGACGAGATCGGCAGCCAGACCGGGCAAACCGACTTTTCCGCCACATTTGAGTTAGTCCCTTGTCCACTCGTCATCGAGCATCCCGCTACGAGCATCGCGTTCAGCATCAGAACGAGCGCTGGAAGCCTTGCCGACTGTTTCAATATTGCGCTCATAGCCTTTGACCTTCCCCTCTAAATCTTCTGCTTTTTGGGCCTTTTTTCCCATCGAGAAGAATTTAAGCGCTGCGGCGATTGCTACGGCCGCCCCGCTAAATAGCCACAATAAAAAGCTGCTCATTGCTCACCGCCTGCGGAGAGCCTCGGTTCGACGAGATCGGTAATCCGATCGTCTGTTAGCTTGAAGAACTTCACCGCATCGGGAACCGACGAGCGAACGTATCGAATTGCGGTCTGCCTGCCGCCACCTCTCGCAAGAGCGAGGCGGGCGGCATTTTCAAGAGCAGATTGTAAAGCGTCACGGTGCTTTGCTTCGATCGCGATCCCCGTCCACTCCGTCACTTTCTTTAATAAAAAGCCGAGAGCGATAGCGATTGCCGTCGCAATAATATCGAAGATAATCGGGCTTATACTATCGAACGCCTGCTCGACGTAGGGATCGACGCCATTAGCCGAAGCACCTGACACAGCAACAAATGTTGCAATCAGCGACAATGTAAAAAGCGATATGAACGCTACAAGAAGTTGTTTTGTCTTGTTCATGACTGCCTCACAGGTACGATTTGACAAGAGCGCGGAAGGCGTCGCCAACTTTCCGAGCAGTGTTGAGGGCCGGGTCGAAAGGGAGGATCGCAATGTCCCATTTTCCTCGCTGCGTTATGCCGAGAGTTCCTTGCACTTCCGCATGGGAGAGAACCGTTTCCGGGGTAACTGCGATTGAGTAACGCCGACATAGTTGCGCAACAGCTTTTGCAGCTGCGTCAAACTGCTTTGCTGTTATCGGGTATTTGCCCGCATTGAACGGCCGCTCGATCGCCCCCGCCATTCCGCAAAGGGAAACGCCTATCGAGCCGGAGTTGCAATTCAGTGTATGGGCCGCATATCCGGGCTTAACCGGCGACTGGTTGAGATCGATCGAAGGTACGCCGCGAATGAGTGAACCGTCACTTTCGACGAGAATGTGATAGTGAGTTCTATCGAAGTCCGTCGCCTTGTTTGCCCCGGCGGTCCAGTGAAGGATAATGCGGGCCATTGATGCGCTTGGAAGCCATGATGCGGGGATCGTTCCCGAGGTTCCGGAAGGCGCGCCCTCGGGCTGATTTGCAGCGGAGAGCGCGTCTAGCGCGCTACTCATTGCCCCGATTGTTTTAGGTCCGATCTTTCCGTCCGCAATCCCGGCACTAAACCCGAGCGAGTTAAGCCGAACTTGGATTTCTTTTAACGTGGTCATTTCCGCTCCAAACAAAAAAAGGGCCGCGAAAGCGACCCTTTGAAACGTTGTGTGAGATTGATTTACGGGGCGGCATTCCAGCCGCCGCCACCTCCCATGTCCGGCATGGGTGGCGATTTTGATTTTGAACGTTTCCCCTTTCGGCTTTTGTTCGACTTCTTACGACTGTCTTTCCCGGCTTCGCCTTGAGGCTGTTTGAGATCGAGCCGCGTTACCCACCCTGTCGAGCGAGAGAAATCTTGTTGAACGGTATCAATTCGATAGGTTCCGTCGATGCCTGGCCTTGAGCCTTCGAGGATAACCGAACCCTCCGGCTGCGCGTCGGAGTTGCCGTCGATCGTTATCGATCCTTCGCCTTTGCCGCGTTCGCTATCAGTCTTTCGGCTTTCCGACGCCCGCTTCGCTTCGTCCTGATCTCCGGCCGGGTAACGGCTGGTAAACTCGGCGTCGGCGTTGTCATCCTCAATCTCAACTTCTTCGGTTTTCCAAGTACCCGTTTTCGTATCGTAATAGCGGGTCTTTGCCTTTGAATACCGAGGCCGCCCCGTTACCGGAGCAATGTCCCACGAGATTAGATTGTCGCCGTAAGTCGCCCGGACAGTAGCAAGCTCTTTTCCTCCGGCGGATCGGCCGCCGTTGCGCTTGGCAAAAATTGCAACGTCATTTGATATTTTGAACGTAGCCCCGGTTTCGCGCGCGAGCCGCTCTCCGAAGTGGATAAAGCTTTCACCCTGCATCGCCCAATAAGGACGAGATATTTCCGCAAGCTCTTTATCGACACGAACCGTCTCAATACCGGCCAACTTTGCGGCCTCTCCGAAAACGTCTCCGAGCTTTTTGTTATCCCAATGCTTTTGCTTCTGCTCTTTCGCTTTGCCTTGTGCGTCAAAGCCTTTTCCGGAAATCGAAAGCATTCGGCCGCCCGACCGGGAGCCGGTCGAGCGGACTTCATCCACAACGCCGCGAAAGGCAACGGCCGCACCCGTATCGTTAGACCCGAGCGAGATCGAGATTACCGCACCTTCTGACGGGAGAAGAATAACGCCGTCGCTATCGTCGAGATCAATCCGACACGTATCGCTTGAAGCCCCGGCTTTGTCAGTGATGCTTAAATTTGTGAGACGAGGGAGGAGCGCACTCGAAATATCCTGCCCGTCAACCATGACGATGCAAGTCGTTTTTTTAACAATTGCATTCATGGCTTAATCCCAAAGATGAACGATATTGCGCTCTTTCTTTTGAAGCTCTGGCGCATCTATCGGGAAGCGGATCGCGGTCCCAACCGGAATGAATACGCCAAGGTCAGCAAGCCCCGGATTGAGATCAAGGACGCGCTCAATAAATCCGCTACTCTGCTTTTTGAACCTTCGCCAAATAAGCAAAGAAAGGGTTATTGCCTCGCCCTTAACAATAATGGTTTCAATGCTGTTTTGGTTTGTCATCCGAGCATACCTATAACCGTGGCAAAGAAATCCGCATCTTGCGGAGCGTCCGCTCTCTGTAGCGAAATCTCGACGTCAATAGTCTGGCCCACACCTTGAGCGTTGAGATAGCCGCTTGTCGCGCCAACGTTGCTAACGACAAACCAGCCGAGCGGAGTTCCGTCGCCGCGCATGAGATATTGTGGAATGCCGCTGCGACGGATTGTTTGAAGCTGTTCAAGCGAGTTAAGGCCGCCGAGTTTTGCCGGAAAGAGCTTTACAGAAATTGTAAAGTTTTCGGCCGCCTCGCCGACAAATTCGAGAGGAGGGCGACGTCCCATAACGGGTTTTTCAACGTAATCGCCGCCGCTCTCGCTTCCAGTGCCTACCGGGTTGAAGGGCCAAACCTCAAACCGTAACGCTCCGAAAACCATCAACATTATTCAACTCCTATGTCAGCATGCACGCCGGAGATTGCGGACATATCGAGACGAGGCTTGATCGTCGGCGTAAGGGTTGTCGAGAGTATCGCTTGAAGATCGGCGACGAGTTGAGCGGCCTTCGCCTTTGCTTCAATGGCTTGCTGCGCAAAGGCAGAGTTGAAGCCGCCCATTGTTTCATTTGCGGCCGAAGCGCCGACCGATGGATCGCCTTGAGGAGCAAGAGCTTTCGCATCGGCTTCGAGCATTGCTCTCTGCGTTTGCAAAGCGTCTCTTTCCGGGTTTGGCATATCACGCATAGCCGGATGCGTGTTTTTGCTTATCTGCTCAAGCCGAGCATCTATTGCCGCTTGGCGCTCAAGAACGTAAGCCAGTTCGCCCGCCGTGGCAGCCGACGAACTAGTGCCGCTCGCGCCTGTCTTTTCATTATCGAGGCCAAGCCACGAGCGGGGCGTTCCGATATTTTTCTCAAGCCATTCATTCCAGCCGTCTGAACGTTTCGAGTTGGCTTCGACAAAAGCTTTAAACTCTTTTTCGTCGGTCGGGATTGCCGAGACGGCTTCATATGCAAGATAGCCGCCGAGCAAACCACGGCCCAAGACCCCCAAAGCTCCAACACCACGACCGCCACTCGTTGCAGCGCCAGCCGCTGCCCCGGCTGCCGCCGAACTTGCTCCTCCGGTAGCCGCTGCGGCCCCGCCAGCGGCTGCGGCTCCTCCGACCCCCATCGCAGCGGCTGCAACGCCGAGCGTTCCTTTCCCTAGGGCTACAGCAAGGCGCATAATCCCGACGAGCGAAAGAAAGAATGAGAGAACGCCACCGCCCACGATAGCAATCGGGCCGAGAGCGCCAGCAATCAGGAGGGCATAGGTTCCAAACTCGAGCATCTTCGGACTGCTCTCGGCCAGAGACTTTAATCCGTCCGCAGCCCATTTGAAGGCTTCCGAAGCCGTTTTAAGGACGCCTGCCTCCGCAATGGCGACAAAGAGGTTTTCGAGAGAAGCCTCCATTTCCGCCCAATCGCCGACAATCCCTTTCATCATGGTTTTTGCCATGCGATCGGTTGCGCCTTTGGCACCGTTTTCGACGTCTGTAAGCGCCTTATCGAGATCGCCCGCGAGAAGCGTTATTAATCGCGCGCCCTGCCGCGCGTCGAATATTCGGGCAATATCGCCAAGGTCCGCACCCTTTTCCCGAAGCGCGCGAATAAAACCGAAGAAATCGACTTCGGACCCTGCGGCCGTCAAAACGTCTGTTATCGTTTCGGCGAGTTTGGATTTATCGACTGCGGAGCCGTCCCCACCAATAATCGAAGTGAGACGCTCGGTTAGCTTCGCGAGGGAACCGTTTACTTTCTTGTCGTTTAATACCTGCTCGATTTGCTTTGCATAAGAACTCGCGTCGATGCCATCGACGGCAAGGGATGAAACAACGTCCATCGCGCTAATCTGTCGTCCGCCCTTCACGAACTTTGTAATATCGATATTCATCCGCGAAAGGGCCGCGATCATCGGCTTTGTAGGCCGAACCATCCGGACAAGGGCGGATCGCATGGCGACGCCTGCCTCGCTGGCACGGATACCGTTTCGAGCCATAACCATCGATGCGGCCGCAACTTCTTCGATCGACATACCCGCAGCGGCAGCCATAGGGCCGACATACTTAAAAGTCTCGCCCATCATACGAACGTCAGTATTTGAGTTCGATGAGGAGTAGGCGAGGGCATCGTTTACCCGCGTCAAACTTTCATTTGCCTGCTCAACCGTCTTCATAGGCAAGCGCATTGCCGTCAGAATGTTGGTGGCAATGTCTGCGCTTTCCTTGATCGCAATATCGCCCGCAAGGGACAGATTAAGCATTCCTTTCATGGAACCCATGATCTGATCGTACTTGAACCCGGCGCGGCCGAGTTCGTAAGCGCCTTTCATAATCTCGGAATTTGTCGCCGGGAAAAGTTCATTGAGTTCTTTTGCGTAATTCTGGATCGTCTTGCGCTGGACGTCGGTAACATCGGTAACAGCCTGCAAGGCATTCGACGTTTTCTCGAAATCATAAACCGCACGTCCGCCGAAGAACGCGAGGAAACCGGCGGGCATTGAAAGCCCGGTTGTCATACCGTTAATGTCTTTGCGCAGACGAGACGACGCTTTCCCGACGTCAGTAACCATTGTGTTAACCGCGCCGCCGATTGCTAGACGGCGGGCGTTTGTACTATCGACCGCGTTTCCTATGCCACGGATCGAGTTTGCAGCGGCGCGCGCGGGTGCGGTAACGGCGTCGATCAAGCGCACCGTTAAAACTGATGTCAGGTTAGCCATTTAAATACGCCTCTGCGGAAGTTTTGATGCTGTCTCAAGCCAGTCGACAAGCTCCTCGATTGTGAGATCGAGAAAGAATGTTAGGGGCGTACCGGTAGCATTGGCCGCGAGAGCAATTACTCGCCGCCAGTCTGCTCCTCGCCACGCCCCCGAGCTTCCCCCGTCGAAAGAGCCTTACTTGCGATCTCTTGAAGGTCTTCAACATCGAGTAATCCGGCATTGTCACCAAGACCCGCCAAACAGGCAGCGATCGCGATCATTGCCGAGAAAACGTTACTGCCCGGCGGAGTGATTTTGGCCCCGATTGCGTCAAGCTCTGGCTCGGTCCCTGTGACTTTTGCCGCCGCTTCGGCAAATGCGATCTGTTTTGCCACTTCGGCATTTGACGAATAGAACGTCATCAGGTCAGCGACCTGATCGCCAATAGCAACCATGTCTCCGCCGGTTGGGCGGCGAATAGATACCGATGAGATAGTCGAGCCGTTGACGTCAATCGGATATTTCAGTGTATGGGTTTTCTTGTTCATGGCCTTACCTTAGAAAAAAAGCCCGCCGAAATGGCGGGCATATAGGTCTTCAGTGAAGCGGCTTAAGTGCCGTTGCTGATGCGAAGAATATTATTGAAGTCAGGATCGGGATCGACGCCACCGATGCGGAGGGTATTCGTGAAGAAATCCCAATAAAGTTCTTCCGAACCATTGAAGAAAAGCTCGTAATGCAAAACTTCATTGATGCCGTATTCGTGGCCCATTGCTTCGCCGCGAGTAAAAGCGTCAGGAGAAACTCTCCCGAGACGGCCTTCAATTATTGCCTTAGCTTCAAGAGCTTTTCCAGTTTTCTTGTCACGGATCACGCCGTAGGCCGTGAAATTCTTTCGCTCTTTAGAACCGAGGCCGAAATTCCGCATGAGCGGAACGTCCCAACCTTTGAGCTTGAAAGTCGGCTCTAGCTTTTCAACGACGTTCATACCAAATTCAACGCCAGCTTTTGCGCCGCCCGGAGTATGATCGACCTGCGTTTCCTGCAAGTCCGGAAGCTTCAATTCTTCCAACGTCAGGAATTTGGAATTTTTCGGGTCGTGGTCGCCGACGAAAAGGTTTGCGGCTTCCATCAGGTAGATATTTGACATGGCGATTTTTCCCTGAAAATCGAAAGAGGAAGGAGGCGGCCGAAGCCGCCCCGCGAACCGGGTTAAGCGTCAAAGCTTGTCAGAAGGTCATTCAACAAGTCATCGAGAGCCGGGCGATAGCGCGCTGACTGGATGCCGATATAACGCAAGACCGGAGGTTCCTCCGCCTTGAAGGAAACGGTAAACCGGCCGAGACGTAGTTGCTCCGGACTGTTGACAGAGCGAGCGAAGTTGACGCGGAAGCCGAGAAGGTCGTTGGCCGCCTGAATGTCGCGCAGTCCGCCTGTCATCGTCGCGAGAATATCCTCGATAGTCCCCCGGTCGATATTGCGACGGCCAAGGAAATAACGGAGCGTTTTGATAAACATCAAATGGATATAATCGCGGCCACGCACCTGATTATAGAAGGTCCATAGCGGGTCTTCGGAACAAGTATCGGTTCCTACGAATACGAACCCACCGTCTGCGAGTGCGCCGTCTGTGCTTTCGCCTCGGACGATAATTCCGATATTCTTCGAAAGAAGCTGCTGGCCCTCGGTTGCGCCGTCAAGGATCGAGAACTCAATCGGGCGAGACGGCCCGACAATCCCGTAAACCGGCTGGTTAGCCCATGAATGGAACGGCCGACCTTGGAACTCATGATCTCGGCGAACCGCGATCCCGATAATTGCGGGAGACGCGGGGGTTACCACCACGGCCCCGTCATCATCGAGAACTTTGACGGCAACTCCTACCGGGATGATGCGCTTTGACTGAATTGTCGCGCGCCATGCGTTTTCCTCGGTTTCATTCGTTGCCGGTCCGTCAACAACAGCGACCGCGAGTAGACGATCGAGGAGGGTCGGTAGTCCCGCAATTACTCCGTTCGCAGTCGCGCCCTCGGAAACTTGCGAAGTAAATCCGGGTACGCAAATCAGGCGAGGTGTAATACCAAGTAGAGCGCCAGCGTTTAGTAGGGTATACATGCCGGTACGCTCGTTAACACTTCCAACGAGGTTAGCGATTGTCTCCGCATTATTAGCGCCAGCTTCAACGCGAACGCCGACGATTGTTGCCGACGACTGAAATTCGCCAAGCTGCTGATTAATGAGATTTACGGCCGTGTAGCCGGTCCCGGTTTCACCCATCTTCGCGAGGGTTTCCGTATCGCTCGAATAGAAGCGAACCGGAGTATTAAGCGGGAAGACATTCACATCGGCTGCCGGAGCCGTAAATACGAGGCCCACGATAGACATGTCGGTAACGATCGCCGGACGAGGCTCGTTATCGATAGGAATAATCGAGAGGCCGAAAGTTGGATCACTCATTGTAAAACTCCTCTGAGAAAATTCCGAAAACAGAAAAAAAGCCCGGCTAAAAAGCCGGGCTTGAGAAAATGTTGACGGTGAGAACTAGGTTTCGATTATCCGAGCATTTTAAACGGTTCGCCCGTTATGCTCCAATTCGTAAAGCCGCATTTCAGCCGCGACTTCCGCAAGCGCTGCGTCACTTAGGTACCTATTCCACATGCGAACTTGGGAAATAGCCGACGGACCCGATTGAGAAGTATATCCTGATCCGATACGGATACGAGGGTCCGTACCCCGCACGGCTACCGCACCAGTATCTGACTCAACATTTGTGGTTTTTACACCGTGAGTGATCGCATCCATCACGACCGTTCTTGTTGCAGTATTGAAGCGCATAGCGAAAAGATGCCATGTTGTGTAATTAATTGTGTTGCCCATGTTAGCGGTAAGCATAACCGTTGAGCCATCAGTTCTTCTTATTGCTCGAGCTACGGAGAAATTGCCGGTAGAAGCACTAAACCCAGCAGCAATACCTGAATATTGGCCGGACACTGCTGCATAACTTCCAACCATCAGCGGTTGGAATGCGCCACCACCCGCTAGAATTTCGTCTCTAGTGTGAAGAGCGCGCCCTACACACATTACAGTTAAATCACCGGCTGGCTCTTGCACTTCAGTTTGAAGGAAATTACTTCGAGCTTTAAACTCAGTGCCGGTAAGACCAATTGTTGGCGTGCCAACAACTTCCCATGTTTCGTCTGCGCCAGAAAGTGAGAAGTTATTTGTAGCCTTTCCTTCTGAAGTGTCAAAAACACCTAGCAGAATGAGCCCAGGTTGTTGAGACGATAGCATCTTCTTTGAATAAGCAGACGCATCGGCATCAGATCGCAGCACCATTGCCATGCGACTTCTCCTTAAAAACCGTTGATTTGATTGTGCTGAAACATCAAGGAGTAGTTATGAAGCTTAAACTCCTCCCCTGTGACCGGGTGATAAACGCGGTCATATTCACCAGCGTTATCCCGTAGATTGCCACGAGCGCCAGTAATCGGGCCAGAGTGCGCCGGGTCGCCGGGCTTTCCTCGACCATAGGTCAAGGTAAGGTTAACCGGAAGCCCTGCACGCAAAGAGATTGTGACTTCATCACTTCCCGTGATCGCGACACCTGTAATTGCGTTTGAGATATACTCATCAGCCGGGCCGCGAATGCCAAATCCTTGATTGTCAGCTTGACTAACCCACGAGCTATCAAAGCTTATTGCGCCTTGCGGAACGTGGTATTTTATTTTCACGCTATTGCCTGACCATTCCACACGCTCAGGCTCGAGCGGCCGGTATTTCCCAGATCGACGCACCATTGTTTGGAACTTGGCTCGAGCGGTGTATTCACCCATCAGCCAAGAGCCGGTGTTGGTAAGGTGCAAGTTATCAGCAGCGACAGGAAAAATATAACAAGGAGCGACCATGCAGAAGAATGGAAGGCTGCGAGACATACGCCACTGTGCAAGCGCGATCTGCATATGATCCCGGTTATACCGTCTGTGGGCCGCTACTTGATAAGAAAAAACATAAGGGTCGAATTTTTGTCCCGTAGTTTTTTTGATATGGGAAACAAGCGGATACCAAAGAGCCGTTAAAAAACGAGCTTGGTAGTGGTTCGGCTGTGTATCCAGTGATGAAGCAGAATAATCATTCTCACCCTGATACCAAAGAACAGACCATATAGAAAAAGTTTTTCCCTGACTTACGGCCAGTGCATTTGCATCAGTGATAAGTTTGATTTTTCTACTGAACCAGCTATCCGGGTCGTCTTGAGAAAGCTGGTAAACTGTTCTCCCACCCGCACCTGTCGCCGCACCAAAGAAAACATAGTCACTTGCCTGTGCGCCATCTGCAATTGCACGACGTACGACACCGTTTAAACAACCGGAAAGAGGGGTTTCTCCCTCACTCGAAAGAGTTTCTTCGACGAGAGGGATAAACGAGGTAGCGTTGTAACGGCTATCGGCACCAAACCGAGCCTTATTACCACCAACCAATGTGATGTTTAAATAAGGCTGAACAGTGCTGATTGTCGGAAGAGCCTGCGCGCCTCGGCTAAGGGATTGGCCATCATCTATGCATCCCTTAATGTCCGTGTTGGTTTGAAACCCAAGAACAGACGACGGAGAAAAAACATTCTCTGCTGATGGTGATGGTGAACTCTGGTCTTTGTCTTTTTCAGTAAAAAGATAATTACCGTATATACCTGAATACAGGGTAAAAAACCCGTACTTGTCGACAACACCAATTCCATTGCCATCCATCTCCAGAACAGAAGTCCCTTTGATGGAAAGCTTAGAACCTTTCACCACGATAGGAGTGTTTGCGCCTTCCTTGCCAGCAGTAAAATCTATTGCCTGAACACGATCTCCAAAGAAGTAAACACCTTTCGGACCAGCGTGCAGAATTACATTTCCTTTTTTATCGAGGATTGTAAAAATCCGACCTTCTGCGGAGCCACGCTCAATAGGAACGCCTAAAACTTCAACAATGTCTTTCGATGTTTTGATTTCAGACAAAGCGCCAGAGTGCTTTATATCAAGCCCTCGGAATTTTAAGGTTCCATCCAAGAGAATGCTCCCTAGCAAACCTTTAAACTTATCGACAAAGGTAAAGGCGTCCTGAGAGATGACCATTTTGACGAGCGTGTTGCGAACGAGGTCGTCAATATCGGTCATCTGGCGAATTGTAGCGTTGCTTTTCTTAACGAGGACGCCGCCTTGATTGACGTAGAAACCGTTGTTCGCACCATCGACAATAACATTAACGCCGGTATCAATGGGTATACTGGCTATAGCAGCGTCAGCTTGAGCCTTGGTGTCAAAATATTTGCCCCCACCACCACCGCCGCCACCGCCAGACGTGGCGATAGCGTTCGCAACAAAGTCCCTCGTAGCAACATTGCTCATAAGAGAAGAAAGGGTTTCACCCGACCTTTTGGTGTGCTTGCCCGTGCTTCCTTCGAAGACAACAATCTCGCCGTCTATGGATGCTGCGGCACCGGACACGAGGGTATTCAAAATATTTTGAAGCCCCTCAACATCATCAATATTATGAAGGTGCCGACCAAGCACAGCCAGCGCGGATCGAAAAACAAAACCCGCTTCGCTCTTCGTCAGGATATAGTTGTCGATTGCACTGGCAGCGCCCGAAATATCCGTAAGCTCTGTCAGCTTGAAGGTTCTATTGGCTGGCATTTTTTGTGCCAGCGCTTCCACAAGACCAGAAACGGCAGACATTTCGAACGTTGCAGTTTTATCCATCTTTTCCAGCAACGCTTGCGCGAGCGTAAAAAGAATGAAGTCGATCAGATCGAAGGCTCCTCGAAGGACGGAAACGTCCTCCGAGATGTTGTTAGCCGGAACCGGCTTCCCAATTTCGTAATGCTGTGTTTTTTCTACGGCCATCAGAAGACACCTGTCCCAAAATCACCGGCGACCAGACGAGATGCAGGTCCGCCAGTCGCTTTGATTTTCAATCGAATATTTTGACCGGAAAGGCCCGTTGCCTGAAACTTGCGTTCCGACCAGAGCGGGAACGAAAGCTGTTCAGTTTCAGAAAGAGGCAGGTCAGTGAAATCGCCACCGTCAATCGAGTATTCCATCTCGACGGTTGCGCCCGCAGGCAGGTAAGCCTTGAGATAGGATGCTAAGCGAACGCCTGTACCGAGCGCCATGGCACGCGATACATAAGTAGCCTCCGTAGCGATCTCGCCTGAAATGATTTCTACCGGCGCAAAAAGGATCGGCGATAACTTCGCTGTTCCCGTAAGCACCGCACGCACGCGTACGGTTTCGGTAAGGTATTCGTTCAATTCAAGCAGCTGATAGGGCAATAGCCGGTATATCGTGCCATTGCTACGCTCAATCTCAAACACCACAGAGCATGCAGTTGACGGCAGTTCAACGGTTGCCCTGATTTGAAGATCAGAACAACGAACCAAAGCAAGGGTGCCGAGGTCAACGACTTTCGTGTTCGCGGTAAACCTTGCCGCGACGATACGGAAGGCAAGCGCTTCATCCTGATGAGCAGTCCATGTCGAAGCGTTCACACTGTCAAACCGTGGGCCAATCACATAAGGATGTGACGAAATCCATTTCTGGTTAATTGCGTCAAAGTCGCCAAGCTTTGCAATCGAGACAGAATGCTCATTGTCATCAGTCTTGATCACAAACGCTGAATGCCGATCAGGGAGCGTCGTGACTGGAAGAGGGAAACGAGCCGCTTTCCAGCCCGCATTCGCCCCGATCATGCTAACGATCCTTTGTGCCTGTACCGACGTAGTTGGATAACCGTTGTCCGTTTCCACCTGTTCTACGAGCAGATGCTTATTGCGATCTCCAATATGACAAACATGGAAATCCACCCCGAGCACTTGCCGCACCTCCGAAGGTACAAATAGCTGCGCTTGTGGATCAGCACCGCCACCGCGTCCACCGCCATCACCGCCACGGCTTCCCCCTGTGCTGCCGCCTGATACAATGCTGGATCGAATAGCTTCCAAACTCCAGCTTTGCACCGTCGTAACTCGGCGCATAACATCAGTCTGTATCGTACCTTGTCCGGTAAACATGGCACTGGCATTTGATCCGCCTTGCCCCTCAACGGTGACGGTTTTTGTTCCTGCCGTTACGTTGGCTGGAATGACAAAAGAACCCGTCACCTTTCCATTCGCATCGGCTCGCACTTCACCGACTGGCATTACCGAAACATCATCGAAGCTCATCGCTTTTAGAATTTCGCCAGCCCCGAAGCCCTCGATCTCAAAGCTAACCGGTATTTGACGAAGAAATTCAGCCTGTTCGTTTCGTTGATCAACAAGTTGAGTATTCTGCGTCGTGACATTGAGTGGACCAGATCGCGTCGTTCCCATATTCAGATTGATCGTTTGGGCAGACAGCCATTCGGTTTGCTGCACAGTCCAGAAATCAACCGCAGGGTTGAGCGACAAGCTTCCCGGTAGAACCGTGAAGTTTGCGTAAGGGTTGATCTTGACGCAGCCGGTCCGAAGCTCTTGCGCTGAAATAACTTCTTCCGAATAATTCAGCATTACAGGAGCGGCGAGATTGACGGTGTGAACGGTTGGCGTGATTGCCAACTGAAACATACCGTTTCCAATTGCTGCATTCTGTTCGATACCCGCATCGCGGTATGTGTCATCGGCAAAACCGTCGACAAACATTCCTTTTTTCGCGACAGGCTCACGAGCATCAATTCCGCTCTTGATCCGCTCTAACTGAATGAGCCGATCATGATCGACGATCCTGTTAAAGAAGCGCCACATTTCCGAATATGGCAGTGAGCGCACCGCGTCATTAACGACCACAGGACGATCAACCCAATTGTTTGTAACCGTCGCCAAAGCCAAAACATCGGACGGGACAATCGGCGCGACTGGATTAGAACGAGCAGAAACCCCTTTGATGTAAGCTGGCGAGCCATCTTCAAAGAGGCCGATGCGATCAATCCGAGGCAAACGCGTGGTGTAGGAAACGATTATATCGCCACCTGTCGCGCCACCGGACACCGTGATTTCGTCAGTTGTGTGCGCATCTTCGACTACGGATGCACGATAGCGATACGTTACCTGATAACTTGAACCGGCTGTAGGCTCGTCGCCACCAAGAACACCCCAATCGACCGTGTTTCCGTTTCGGAAGTAGTCGGTATTTTTTACGAAACCCGGTATCTCAATGATGTCAATCACCGAAGTATCCGGCAATCCGTCTTGACCTTTGGAAATTGAACCACGGGTAATTGTGACTGTTTTTTCTTTGGTCAAAAGAATCGAATTAATAACGCCAATAGGTGATTGGTCGACCTTAAGGGTAAAGGAAGCGCCGCCCGGATAAATATGCGTTTCACCGGGGATAGCGCCTTCGTCCCACTCTTCTTTCTCTGCCAAACGCAATGCTGCGAGACGAGTGCGTTTGAAACCCGAAATATTGGCTTCGCCCTGTTCAATCGAAAAATGCTGCTCGCCTGCATTGGCACCAAGACCAGTAACGCGGCAGCCTGCAACGACATAATGACCGTTCGGACGATCATAAATAGCAAGCTGCTGCATGACCGGTTCAAGCATCGAAGGTCCGGTCTGATCCAAGATCGTACCGTCTTGCAACGTGTAAACAGCAAAGAAAGCACCGGGCTTACCATCCGAGGCCAACGCCCAAGATATGGTTTCGACACGTCGCGCAGCACCCGGTTCGCCTTCTGCCAATGAACCGGGGATGAGGCCGACGAGCGTCGGATCATCCTCATGTGTCAGCCAGCCTTTATTGAGGCGGACACCGATTTCCAGCCGTCCGGTCATCGGCACGTCGTTTAGAACTGCGTCACCCACCGGATAAACATCGCCCGAAACATAGATGCTGCCTTCGGTCAATGTCACAGACTTGGCATCACGATCTACAATAGCGCTGGCTCGCTCAATACGATCACCATCCTTAGCGACAAGGCGCGAAACCCTGTCATGAACGCCGCGCATGGTGGTCTGCATTTCGTTGAGTTCTGCGCCTTGCACGAATGGTCTTTCGCCGTGAAAGACGACACCTTTAACGTCGGGCTTTCCCGCAGCGCGATCATAGGCGTACGGCAATCCGCTTTCGTGTTCAAAAGCCATTAGAACCTCACAAGGTATTTGATTTGTTCGCGAACGGTTTTTCGCATTTGGAACGATACGGGTTCGTTCGCGACCTCAACGCCACCAACCAGTTGGCCGCGATTGAGCCACAAAGCCCCGGCTTTAACGCCTTGTGCGTGCAGGCCGCCCACAACAATAGACACTTCGGAAACCTCATCTCTCGATGGAGTAACAAAGTCGGTCATAGCCTCGACATAAAGTTGTTGCCCCCCGACCAAAGGCCCAAAGGTTTTGCTGCCGAAACGATATGCACCGGATGCGATCGCTTCTACGGTATGGACGGCACGACACCTGCGATATCCGATAACGTCACCTTCAAGATTACGAAGGCAGATATGAACTAACTTTCCGACAAACCAAGCTGCCATCAAAGCGCGGCGTTGTTCGTCAGGCTGTGCGGACCATGGAAACACAGCCGCTTGCCATGGATAAATCAAATCCAACCATCGAACTGTGTTTTCAATTTCCGGATCAATCCAGTTGCCAAGAGAAAGACCTTCTGCCCGACTAAGCGTGTGATCGATCTCATGCGTCCGACCAAATGACCAGATCGCACCAGTTCCAGTCACGTCTACGCCGCTTTCCCGCTCCAGCATGCTGTCATCAAGACGGCTGCAATCAGCGATCAGAGCGCCCGCATCATAAAGGTGTACGCCCCGGCGAAACCGGGAGCGCAATGGTGTTGAAATCTCTGCGATCTTTTCGATGTGGGGCAGGTCTGGAAAGTCTTGAGCAGGAAGAGACGGAAATCGTAGTTGAAACGTGTTCCACTTGCGCCGCCCAAACCACTCTTCCTCAATAGCGGCTTCGTATCCTATCCAGCTTAGAGCCTTATGAACTGCGGTTGGCGTACCAACCAGCCGACGCCAATCGACACCCTCGAAAATCACCTCACGACGAACGGTGAAGAACTCCTCGATCTCTTCCAAACCATATTCAAGAATGAGATACGGGATGATCGAACTGTTCGGGTTGAACTTAAAACCACGTAATGCGACGATGCCGGGCGATAGTTCCGGCGTCCTGTCCAAAGCTTCTGAGAAAGCTGTTTCCAGCGCCGTCGCATTGCTGGGGAGCAATGCTTGCCGGTTTGACATCAGTAGTCATATCCCTTGAAGTTGAGCTTAATATCACCCAAAGCGATAGCAACGCCGGGGTCCGCGATGACGGCTTGCACTGGCAGCAAACAATTGACTTTTTTGACACCTGCAACATGAAGCCGGGCTTCAATCCAAGACGGCTCAAGGTCAAAACCGACGCTTGCCTCTAAGGCCCAAGCCCCACGAAGCACGTCCGGCAGTATTTCGACGATCGCTGTAGAGGAATTCGGCAAAAGCCAAATATCAGCCTCGACGTTGGTTGATGCATTTACCGCAGCCTCGACAATGATCGTGTCGTTCACCAAGCGCACCCGTTCACTCATGACGCTGGCGGTCACAGCATCTAACATTGCTTTATCGGGGATGCCGCCATTCTCTTTTGAGAGAATAGCAATGTGAATAACAGGATAGAGAGCTTCGCGATAAACAACCGCAGCCTTGATGCGAACGTCAGCACGAAGCGCCGCGGCCTGATACCAATAGGATGAGCCACCCGTCGAACGTCCTTTGATTTCTACGAGAAGCCGAGCGCGGAAGTCTTCATCCCCTTCTGTGTCAAGCCGCTCAACACCGTAAAACGTGGCTAAATGATCGAGATCGGCACCCAATGCGAACGCGAGCAAATTTGCCTTTGCTGCATCGTTAATACGCGCGCGAACAAGCATTTCTCTGTAGTCGGCGACTTGCAAAAGCTTGTTCGCGAGAGCGCTTTCGAGAGCAAGGGTAGGCTCTATAGCAGGGAACAAACGAATTAATTCGGTCTGCATTTCAGACAAAATCTGTTCGAATGAAATAGGCTCGATCACATTTGGGGAAGGGTAGTTTTCAAGATTAATTGTCATATCAAAACTAGCCCCCGGCCAACCGCGCCACTTATGATTAAATGCTTCGGACTGCCCGACGTGAAATTGCCAATCAAAGCTAAAGGTCGGTAGTCGCCCTCAATTCGCACTTGAAACTCGCCGCTTCGGTCAACCGAAAGCGGCGTAATTTTGGCAATCTTGTACCTCGGCTCCCATTGATCAATTGCAGAGGTGACAGCGGCAAAAAAAGTGACGATCGTTTCGGTCGTCAGGTTTTCGCCCATCAGCTTTGGCACAATGGAGCCGTACCATTCGCGCATTACGCGCTCGCCGAAAAATGTCGTCAGAAAGTCACCGATACATTGTTCAACGTGCGCCCATCCGACGATTACTTCGCCGGTCACTCGGTCGAGGTCGATGCCAAGGGCTGCGTTCCGTTCCATTGCGTAGCCTCCGGGGCTTTATCGGCCTTGCGCCGGGTTTTCTTTTGCTCCGGCTCCTCTTTCGGTGCCGCGTCAAAGGGAGCAAGCTCAATCGTTCCCAAGGATAGCTCATAGGCGGCCGCGCGATCCGAAAGCTCAAGCTTTCGTTCCGGCAGTGCGGGGACGTAGAAGCCAGCGACCCACAAACCGGCCTTGTCCGTAAGGAGATAAATTCTTTTCATAGTGTCCTCTTTCTAAGGGATGCGAAAACCGCTTTGGCCCGTCGTCGCATGTCCGCAAGTTGCAAGATGCCCCTCACGGCAAACAGGAATGCCGCCGACGCGGAACGTCGGGGAGCCTTCGGCCATTGTCGGGCTATCGTGAGGCACAAGGCCGTGACCGGCCACGCTATCACCCTTAACCGCGACCGGATGCCCGTTGACGCGAAACCAAGGGACTTGCAAGCCAAGCTGCACTCCCCCGGCCGTATCAACTCCGACAAGTGCTATTCCCGGCATGATTTACCCCTGCGTAAAATCAAAATCCGGGGCGACGAAAGTAATCCCGGCCTCGGATAAAGTGATACTCGTTCCCCCGACCGAGGCCATAAGGCCGGTCGCGGTTATCGTAATCTTGACGGGGCCGTACGTTAGGACGTTCTCGTCGCCCTTTTCGCTCGGAGACGCGTTTTTGTCGCTCCAAGTCATTGGAACCGCCAAGCCCTGCCGGAAGTCGCCCGACCCGCTCAAAACCGTCATTTGCTGCCCGACCGAAGGCGGGGCATGAACCTTCAAAGCTCCGGCCGTTTGCGCGTATGGGATAGGAGGTGAGAGAAAAGGCTTATCATCAGTGCCGCCGAGATTTATCCGCACCGTACCGGCTTTCGGATCGACCTCGGCAACAGTGCCTTGCTTGATCATCCCATCTTGACGGCGCTCGATCTCCGCAGTCCGGCGCAGGAGGTCAGCGAGGAATTGGTCAAGTCTCATTTTCCGGGCCTCCCGCTTCGTCGGCCGTCGCTTGATCTAAGACGAACCCGTCGGTTAGCTCGACCGAAGCGAGCGGGACAATTTCCTCAATCCCGATCGGAGTAGTGCCGATGATTTCGGCCGCGTCGTTCGCAACGCCAAGCTGCCCGCGAGCGATTTCCCACGGCAGATATTCGCCCTTGGTAATCTCCGCCTCGATCAACTTTCCGAGGTTCGCAAGCTCCGGATCAGCCTTGAACATTGCGATTACTCGACCCCATCCGCTTCCCGGATCGATAGGCTCGCCCGGCGTCGGTTCGTGAATATGGTCGAGAGAATAAATATACTGTCGCGCTGCGTAGCGGACGCCGTTCTCGTCGTCGGCTCCGCGTCGGCTTGAAACTGTGTGGACATTGGTAACGATTACTCGCCAAAGGTCGCCCCATTCTCCGCCGTCGGCCGAGAGCGCCTTCGCGATCTGCCAGCCGAGCAAACCGACGGTCGCCTCAAGTCCGGCATCCGTCGCCGGGATCGTCAAGACTTCCGTCGTCTGGTCTTTCGCGACCTCTACCGAGATATTTTGTGTAACCGCGACCTCGATAACAAGCTCAAGCTTGTGGTCGCCCGCGCGCAAGTCTTTACCCGTAATGTCGACATTGTCGTCATCCGTTGTGACGATGATAACCGGCCTTGCCTCGCTTTTTGCCACGAGATTTACCGGGTTAATCTTGCTGTCGAAAACCCGATCCTCGGCGAACGTCCGGCCTTTGAGAGCGTGAATTGTGGCGATACGAACGGCGAGGGCTGTAAGGCTCATAGGTTTCCATCCAGAACAATAGGGACGACAACATCGCCACGGTCGGAGCTTTCCGGCGCGCGAGATACTTTGTAAGGCGGCTCGCTAGGCCGCTGAATAAGGTCAACCCGATCACCTTCCCGAAGCTCGTAACCGATAGCCGCATACACTTCCGGGCGAAGCCATAAGGCTGCGCCCCTTTGTGTAAATCGCGTCGTGGTGTTGATCTTCGTTCCCTGCCGCGATCCGTCGAGATTGTCCGTCGTTGGCGTAAGCGAAACGACGACATAAACATCGACTTGCGGACGGTCAGGATCGGGGAGGGGTTCGGTATAGTCGCTAGATTTTTGCGGCTTTATCCGAACAACCTCGCCAAATTCGCGTTGCACCGCCCGGAAGGCGGTGCGCGCTGCAATGCTGTTGAGGCGCATAAAGACTAGGCTCGGCGAGCCTTTAGCAGCGAGGCAGGCCGCGTGCAGTACTGCAAAGCATTCATCTGGCTATCAAGATGCACGCCTTTTTTGTTCTGCATAAGGTATTGCTGCATATACAGCCGCTCGCCCATGGTGTTGACAGTGTCGACATAGTCAGCCGGAGCGCGAGCGGTTTTAAACAATCCGGGAACACCGACAGGGAAAAGGGATGATTTATCCTTGTTGATCGCAGTCGGAGAATTTTTCGCACCGCGATAATTTTCCCAAATGATGCCGCCGAACTCAAAAATTCGGGAGTTTTTCGCACGGGGGCCGACATACGCTTCACGAAGAATTTTCGCTTCATCCCAACCCTTATAAGTTTCTCGAACCTCGGCGTTCTTCAAAACAGCATCAAAGAAGTCATCGCCACAAAAAGCGTGAATGCCATCAAATGGCACCCCGTCGAGAATGTCTTCGACTTTGCGTGTTACTTTCGTGCAGGCTTCTCGGAAAGCGCCGTCGACAGCGCCGCCAAGATCAAAATTGATTTCCGGAGCCTGCGTTACACCAAATTCATTGAACAGGTTGAGCGACGAGCCGTCCGAATAGGTGATTATGCCTTGAACGGCACCAAGTCGGGCCACTTCTTCGGTCACAGTGTGGCTTGTCACATGAGTAACCTGTCGCTGCGCAACTTTAGCCATTACCGTTTCAAGCGCTTGCACTTTGCCAAACTGGCGAATGTTCTGGACTTCTTCCGCCATAATAGCGTCATTGATTTCGAAGTGCGGGACGATAAGGGAGCGCAAGTCGCGCTTTTCTTTATCAAGTGTAACGCCCGGGCCGCCGCGAGGTGTAGGCGGCACGATTATCAAGATATCGCCCTTCTTTTCGATAGCGATCGATGTGGTGTCGACGCTGACTTCTTCGAAAAGCCCCATAGCGCTAATTCGGCCGGGCTTGAACTTGAGATCATTGATCGCGTCAGTCAAGCTCGTGGTCGAGAAGGCCGCGTCGTTAAAAATGTCCAACATTTAAGTTGTCTCCAGATTGTCAGGATTACTTCGTAGCGACGGCAGAACGTCAGCGAACGATGATGCCTTTTTGTGCGAGAGAAGAGATCGCAGCGGCCTTTGTGGCGGCGGTGATGTTTTCCGGCCACGAAAGGCAATGGCCGTTAACTTCGGATGCGCGAGAAATTACAGAGATGCCGACAGTTTCATCCACGTCTGTTGCTGCGGAATACAAGGCGATTACTGCCGGGATTTCGCTGCCGTCGTCGCCTTCTGGATCGAAAGCCACAGCTTGAAAATCGCCTGGCGTTTCTGCGCCGATCAAAAGTTCGAAGCTATCACCAACTGCGAACGCATTAGAGCCTGCGGCAATCGTAAACTTGACTTCCTTATTGAAAGCCGTACCGGCGGTCGCGTTACCAATACCGACGCCATTAGGGTCTTCAACCGAGAAAACCGTCTCCGACGTTGCGACAATACGATACGCCCCGTTCTTGACCTTCGAGTTTGTTGCAGGAGTGGCCACTGTAAGGGTGCCGTTGCCTGCATTACCGGCAGTTGCAACGACGGCCGCTGTTATGCTGGCAGAAACGGCGAGTAAAGCGAGGAGCGTACCAGCTTCGAAAAGCTGCCCCGGCGCAACGGTCACGTTGTCGCGTGAAAAGTTGCCATTTGCTTCGGTCAAAACAAATTCGGCCGCGTGGCGGCCTTCGTTGAACACTTTCATTGTTCAATTCTCCGTTGATTTATGGAGGCGAGGGACTAAGTCGGCCCGCCTGAATTAAAATCCAGAACGAGCGTTGACCTTTTCGATGGTCTTGCTCCACATGCTTTTAGCTTTCTCGGCTCCCGTCTGCGGGCGATCGCCTTGCGGGTCGAATAGAACGAGGCCGCCGGGAGCGTCCTGCGAGCGCTGTCCTTGCGGCTGGCTTTCATCGTCCGGATCGTTTTCCGGCTCTGACTTCGAGGCCACAAGTCCGGTCAGCACGCCTTTTGCGGTTTCGGCTGAAAGATCGGTCGTAAAGGCAAGGTGCATCGCGGATGCTTCGCGCCCCTTGGCTTCCGGCATGGTTAAAATAGCCTGAATGCGGGCGCGTTCAGCGGTCGCTCCCGCCTTTTCTCCGATTGTCTGGCCTTCTGTTCGGGCCGTTGCTACGGCGGCATCATGGTCCGCGCGAGCGATCATTGTTTCATTCATAGCATTGCTCCTGAAGTGGGAGGTTGAGGAGGGGGATCGCCCGTCCATTTCTTTGATGACCGCCTCGAAACTGCCGATACGATCAGCCATTCCGGCCGCTACTGCGGCCGATCCTATAAGCACGTCGCCGCCGCCAAATTCGGCGATCACGTCGTCGGGCTTTACGCCTCGGCCGTCTGCGACCGTGGCGATGAATACTTCGGCGAGAGCGTCAATCGTTCGCTGAATACGTGCTCGCCCTTCATCGGTTGAAAGGTCCGTTCGCTTCCCCGGTGATTGCGAAGAAATGAACTCGATACGACCGGCCTCGGCGTCTTTTTTGCTGGTGTCCTGCAACGCTGCGCGGACGCCGATTGAACCGAGTATGGCTGTATCGGCGATCACGATTTCCGATGACTGAGACGCAAGCCAGTATCCTGCTGACGCTGCCGAACCGCCGACATACGCGACAATCGGCTTAATCGCCTTTCCAGCACGAACGGCTTTCGCTAACTCGTCAACATTTGTGACCGAGCCGCCGGGAGTGTCGTAAGACATTACAATCGCCCGGATCGACGGATCATCAAGCGATGCTTGAAGGTCACGCCGCAAAACGTCGTAGGACGTTGCTCCGGATATGGCTGTAAAAAGATTTGCGCGGCTGACCAGTGGTCCACGAACGTCAAGAACGGCCACCCCTCCGCGACGAGTGAGACGTTCAGCGGTCGGGACATGCTCGGCGCGATAAGCTTCAAGAGCCTCTATCGACACGTCGTTTTCGCGTGCGGCAACGGAGAGGACGAGTTCAAGCCCTTCGGCTGTGATCGCCCATGGCTCCGCAAGCGCCGCCCGGAGGGCGCGCGTTGCTGGCATGGTGATGTTCCTTTTGATTTAACGGCGACGCGTGCCGCCGACGATTGCGAACCGGCGGTTTATCGGCGGAAGGCCGTTAAGCTTGCGGCACTCGTCTTCTGCGTCTTGCATTTCTCGCCGAAGGATTGAGAGGTTGCCTTGAAGAACAGAAGTTTGCACTTCCTGTTCATTTTCCCCATGACGGAAGCGGACGCGCTGCGCCGTTCCGCCCGCTAGACGATCGTAATAAGCATCTTTCAATGCTTTGGCCCGGGCGCAAGGGTTGTCCCAATCTATGCTTTCTGGAAGCCCGATAACGTCCGTCATTACTTTTCATCCTGAGTTATAAGAGCGTCGCCGACCGGGTCTGGTGTCATTGTGTCGCCGTCAGGGAGACCAAGTTGCGCACGTTTCGCAGCCTCTCTTGCCCTTTGATCGTAGACGTCCTCCCAATCTACCCCGAGGTCGTTGCAAATCATTTCGTCGGAGGCGACGCCAATTCGCTTGTAAATCTCCTGAGCTTTAGCTGATTTAAGGTCGTCAGCTTGTGGTTTAGGAGGGCCTCTCCAGTCGGCCGAACAGGCTTCCGCACGCTGCGCCCTAAACGCTCGTGATCCGCCGGGAAAAGGGATTGTCCCACGCTCGATTTCTTCTTCAAGCCATGCCTCATATACATGCTGCAAAAAGCGACCGCAGATATTGGCTCGGCGCGAAAGAGTGATGGGCCATTTTTCTGCTGTAGACATACGAACTGACGAATACGTTGCTCCGGTGTAATCTCCTGTGAGAGTTTCCACAGTCATGCCGAGGCAGGCCGCTATTTCTCGCAGAAGAAACTTGGTGAAAGCCTCGTACGTGTCGTTAGGATGCTCCGAGCGGTTCATCGTAAGTTTTTCACCCGGGAACAGATGGGCGATACGCCCGCCGACCCCGAGGTCAATTTTTGTCTGGTTGTACCAAGCTTGCTTAAAACCAAATAAGCTCTCGGCAGGACTTCCAGCGGCTCCGTCCTGCTCTGTCGGGTCTTGCAAAGCCTGCAAAAGTGCTTCGGTGGGCGCTTCACTTTCAACCGTGGCCGCAAATATTGACTGGATAAGCGCTGCGGTTAGGGTCGCATCTGCAAGCTGATCATACTGACGAAGAACGCGGAGGATCGGAGCGAACGGCGTTATGCCGCGAATTTGTCCCGGTGCGCCTTGGTAGATATGAAAAACCTGCGGTCGCCCCATTCCATCACGCGCGGCAATATCGACAGTGTGCCGGAATACCCCGTCGCGCATGAAGCGGTATGAGAGCGGAAAACCGAAGTCGTCCGTTTTCACCCCCTGATAGAGCTTAGACAACGGTTCTGTGTCCTGCACCAGTCGGTGCGGGAGAACCAATTGAACCTTTGTTCTGGACTGCGAAAGGCTTCGGCGAATGGACGGGAGCAAACCCGTCGTTTCGCCATAAGCGTACCACGTCTTAAGCTCCATCGCCGTAAGCTCGCCCATCGTGTGCTTGCCTGCGGCGTCGCATTCGACCGGGTTATCGCTCCACAATATCCAGCGGCGTTCGACATGGCTTGTCCATTCGTTCGCCTGTTTCTCGTCCCACCCGAGGGCAATACGATCCGGTCGAGGCGAAAGTCTAAGCCCTGTTCCTATTGTGCTTGCGACAGCCTGTTCAATTGCTCCGGCAATCCAGCCGGAATTATGAAGGGCATCAATCGCACGAGCTGCGGCCTCTAAGTAGGATTTCGCAACGTCGTCCCGCGCGTCACGAAGTGCGGGACGCCAAGCAAACAGTGCCGCAGCGCCACCACTGCCCGGGGAACGAAAATATTCCGCCGAATGCTGGGGTGACGTCTGCGGAACAGCGCCTATTATTGTCCCGTCCGTTCCGACGCGAATACGCGGTTTTGTTTGTGCGTTCATCATCACAGCCCGTTAAATCGAGCCGCAATTGAAGCGATGCGGTCGAACTTCGACCCTTTCGTTTCCTGCGGCTTTCCGTTTGCATCGGGAACCGCGATTTGCGGCCCATCTGTTTCGTCCCTGCGTCGAGCATTTGGGCCTAGTCTGTGCGCGTTGAGTTGATAAGCAGCGGCGGAAGCCAATGCTTCACAGTCGAGAAAGTGATTTTCACGAGACCGGGGAACCCATACTGGCGTACCAGACGGCGAAGTCGTCCGGGCCTCGCTCACGATTTGCTGACAGTAAGCATCATCGGTTTTGCTATGCAGATGCCAAGCGCCGAGCGCTGGACGTCCGTCTCCAGTAAAGTGTGGATAGCGCAATCGTTCGTGAACCCAACTTTTCCAATGATCGGTGTCGAGCAAATGCAGCGTTAAACCGTACTTCGCAGCTTTACCGTCGGTCTTAACCTCGATTTTCGACTGAATGATCGGCTTCGACTGCGTTCTCCGTCCCTTGGTTGGAAAAACAAAGCGCGGAAAACGGCGAGCGAATTCATAGACCCGATTTTCCGGGACAGAGAATTTCTTTCCCGGACGAAAACCACTGTCCACGAATGCCAGCCTTATCGGCAGGCCGTCGATAGGATCGGTTAAGAGGTCGGCAAGATCGTTCCACACTTCCGGTTGGGAAGTTTCACCCCATAAATCGCCGCTATCAACGAGCCAAGAAGTTGCGCGCGGTCCCCATGCTCGAATTACGAAAGGCAACCGATTTTTCTGCACGTCCACACCGGCCGTCAAGAAAACGGCTTGCTCCGGCAAAGTCCGGGGCAGGTAAGGTGCTTTTAGTTTTGCAACTTCTTCCCATTCCGGAACATCGCCGCCGCCGGGTGTATAAACCTCACCGAACCCGGCATTAATTGCGGTTTGGACCTTATCAGTTTCCCCCGACGCAAGAGCTTTCAAGTACGCTTCCGCCCGTTCGCCAAAAGAGACGAACGGGGAGGCTAGGCCCGAAACCCAAAACGAGAGCGTCGTTGTATCGGGCGGATCACCGACAACGTTTCCATTCTCGTCGATCGTCTGACCCGGCGCAACGAACACGCCATGCGCGTTCATTTCCTCTTTGTCGCTATTTTCGATAACGCATCCGTTTCGCGGGCATTCGAGAATAGCGTCGCGCCGCGCTTGCGCGGGCGTGGCAGTCTTGGGCCACGATAAGCACTTAAACCTCGGGACAAACCATTCTTGGCAATGCGGACAACGCCAAGACCAATGGTGCCGAGTGCCTTCTTGCCAAAGCCTCCAAATCGGTGACGCCACGTCTTCGGAAGGAGCAACGCCCCAAAACTCAAGGCCACTGTCCGGGTCCATTTCGGTTTCAACCATTCCTTTAGACGGCGTAGACGTTATCCCGGTCATGAAGTCCGCATATGTGATGCCGCGAGCTTCTACGAGGCCGAGTGGATCGCCTTGTCCTTTGATGTTTGAAAGCATTTCGTCGTATTCATCGACGAGGGCGAGGCCCGCCGGATCAGATTTGAGCGCGGTTGACGAGCCAGCGTGTGCAAGGCGGACGGTTACGCCCGCCACTCGTTTAAGCGTTTTCTTCATCCGCTTTCCACGAGCGAGCTTTTTCTTGAGCTTTGGTGCCTCGTCAAACAGGCCCATCAAGCGAGGTTCAAACTGGTCAGTTAGAAATTCGCGTGATGGGCCGACATAAAGGATCGGAACGGGACGCGTGTCGCATCGTGATCCGATTACATCGAGAAAGCTTTCTGTTTTGCCGGACTGCGCGCCGATTACAAGAACGTTCCGTTTGTATCGATGATCATCAAACCCGCGTTCAAAATCGATAATGTATGGCGTAAGCATGGGATCGCGCGGACCCGGCTTGCCGGTCGTAGGTGGATAGACGCGGTTTTCTGCGCCCCAACGATCAGGTGTCGTCCTCTCCGTCGGTTCCCAAAGGATCGCCGCCAGACTGTAAAGCCTCGCTTGCCTCTTGGAACTTGCTTTGTGATCGAGCAAACGCGCCATTTAGACCCTTCTCAATCTCCTCGCGAAGCTTCACATCACGCGTGACTGACGCAGGAAGTCCGGCAAGTTCTGCGCGGAGTGTTGCTAAGATGCTGGAAATCACGGCCTCGACGTCGTCCATGTCGACGAGACGGCCTTCCTCTTTGGCGATGCGGAGTTCTACTTCTCGCTGTCGCGCGGCTTTCAGGCCGTTATCAGCGGCCGATTTTGTTGATCGCCGCTCCTCGTCTTTGAGTGAGCGGATATATCCTTGAACAACAGCGACCAGTGGGTATTTGCCTTTGACGGCTGTAGGAACGTAGCCATTCGCCGATAGTTGACGAAGCCATTGCGCTGTAACTCCCAACAATGAGGAAGCCCCACTCGTCGAAAGCAATTCTTCGCCCGTGAGGCCGAGAACTGCGGGCGTTAGGGCTTTTGGAGTGGCCTTTTTTGCCATTTGGGATTGTCCTCAAAATGCAAAGCAAACTGCGATTTTCAAAATCTGAAAAACGCTCGAATTTGGGGCTGCGGCGGCATCGCATGGCTTGCCCTAGGGGTACGGTCCCTATCGGGGTGGGGGTGCCTGCCCTCATAGAGGGGTCGCCTGATGCGTTCGATAGCATCGACATATCGATTTGACGTCCGAGCGTTATCGCTCGTCCTGAGTCAAATTTGAGGGTTTTCGTGCTTTCGGCTTAGGTGAACTTGAACAGACGCATGAGTTCATGTTCGACGCGGCTCATGACGAAGGGGGCTACTGCCTGCCACGCATCCTTGGTCTTATCCTTGACGATCTCTCGAGCGATGTTCGGTCCGAACAGGGGTTCGAGTGGTCCGCGCTCATTGCCTACACGTTTGAACACTCGCCCCTCATACCCGGGCACGATGAAGGTCGATTTAAAAACCCTGCGCTTTTTCCAAGGTGCAGCGCTGACACCTTTCTTGCCTTGGCGAGCGCCGAATAAGTTCAGGTTAGTTTCGGTGCCGTCAGCGATCAGCGAGTATTCAAGTTTGTTCGGGTGAGAGCGGACAGTTTTAACGGCCTTGTTGATCATGCCGTATTTGATGCCGGTCTGCGAAACGAGAGAGCGCTTAACTTGCGTTCGACCTTGATCACCACCACGGTTCAGTGCGCGGGAAAATACCCGTCTGGCATCGCGGTTGCCAATCGCTTCCAGTGCCTTACCAAATCTTTTATATGCGCCGTCTGCCGTGATGATGATTTTTGACATTCGACCACCCGCCAAGACAGCATGAAAAAACGCGCGTTGCCGTCAGGCAATTCGCGCGCTCGCATACGTTATCAAAACTCAATTATTCAAATTCCACATTGGAATGAGTGATCAATAATAAACTTACTAGATCGCTCGTCTCTCCGAGAGGCTTGTTGCCTCTCGTCGTCTCGCTCTCGTCTGTTCTCTACGATCCGCGCGACGCCGTCCATCGTGTTAACGCGAGAGAAACAGCAAAATTGTCTCACTCGTCAAGTAGATATTTTCGCACTTGTGCTAACCGGACACGATGCCGGACATACTGTAACGCGGCTAAGTGTTTGTCGGATTAGGTGCTTTTCGATTTGCCGGACATATGAAAATAAATTTGTCCGCCTCGATTGTCCGGCTGTGGATTGAGCGATTGTTGCCGGACATTGTATTAAACGATTGTTTTTAAATAGGTATATGGACTGCCGGACATTCTAATGTCCGCTTAGATATGTGTTTTTGTCCGGTTGAGAGCCTGATTTGTCCGGCTGGTTGTCGTTTGTGTCCGGTTAGCCTCACGTGGCCTCGCTGCCTCTTGAGATTGGATAGGCATTTCTAGCTGACTGATTTGCAGGTGATTTGCCTTGTTAAAAAAGTAAGAAAAAATCTAACTTTGCTATTGTGTAGTTAGAAATAATCTGTATTTTAACAATCACACCAGTTGATTTTATGCCGATCCAGTTAGAGAGAATAAGCAAATGAAAATCAGTTCAAACGGTCGTTTCTTGACTGTCGCTGGAACACGCGCCGGGATCAGCATTTGTAAAGGTCCATGGGTAGCGGGTGTGCCAGCCGAGTTAATCAAGCTGCGTCCTCGTGGCCGGTCGCGCTTTCCCGAGTGCATGACAGAAGCGCTCAAAATCGAAAACAATAGCGATATGCGCGAGGACTATTTCGAGGCTGACAGCATCCGCTTAATGCCCGGTCACCCTCTCTATGAGGCGGCTCGAAACGCTTGAGCCTTTCAGTTTCCCGTCTCTTTCCCTCCAGTCAGGGGCGGGTTTTTCAAATGCTTAGATGAGAGATAGCAACATGATAAAAATCTACGAAAAAGGCGCCCAAGCCACCGACAAGTTTAATGTTCGGATGCCTGATGGATTACGAGATCGTATTAAGGGGCACGCCAAAGCACGAAATCTATCTTCCAACGCCCTAATTCTCGAAACGTTAGAGGCTGCGTTCCCTGCGCCCGTGGTTCCTGAAAGCATTAATGAGCGTCTTCTCTTGGCCGCGAAAGAGTTGCTTGTCGATTGGCAAATGGCTGTCACGGCGCTTGGACAATCCCCCCTACAAAATGCGGCATTGGTAAAACTCCAGAAATCTATCAACGAGGCAGAAGCCATTAGGTGAGCCTTCCGACTTAGGTCGGCCTCCCGAATGCTTAACCACCACGAGGCAATCACAATGCAAGTTTTTGAAGTTGATATTAGCGGCCGAGATCAGCGCAGGCAGGCGCTAAAGCGTCCTTTGCCAGAAGCCCAAATCGCAACGCTTCGCGAGGCGAGCGCAGCTTATCAGGATCGCTGCAAGTTCAAGGCAGGGGACATTGTCACCCCGAAGCCAACATCGATCTATGACAATAAGGGCGTTCCGCATGTCGTTCTTGAAGTCTCTCCGGTAGCTATCCGGAACTTTGAGCCGGGCAATTGCTACGCTCATTCCTACGGCAGTCGCCTTGATATTCGCGTCGGCCTTCTGATCGGCGACGAGGTCGTCGCGTTCTGGCAAGAAAGCTGGCAGCACCAAATCTATACGCCCGCCGAATAGGCCAGGCACTCACTCTCTGAAACATCGCCGTCGATTTATTGCGCATCCAGCGCCACGGCGAAGCTTTGCCTAAAGGAAATCTGAAATGGCACAAGTGCGATACTTGACCGGCCCCGATGTGAGGAAACGCTACGGCGTGACAGCGCAGACACTTATCAAGTGGTCGCGCGATGAAACTCTCGGCTTCCCGAAACCCCTCAATATCCGCCGGCGTAATTTTTGGCACCCCGAAGAATTGGACGCTTTCGACAATCGTCAGCGCGCAATCGTTTCAACGAAGGGGGCTTGAAATGGATAGTCTTGTCTCAACCGTAAGCGACCACCTTCAAGCGCGAGGCGGCTCAACCATTCGGCGCGTTTATAATCTGCCGATCGATCTTCACGCCCGGTTGCTCAATTACATGGCCGCGAAGGGCATTGAAGCCGAAGTCGAGGCAGTGCGTCGGCTTCTGGTCGAAGAACTCAACAATCATGAGACGGCCGAACAGGCATACTCAAGGCTTGCATTTATGCAGGCGGACGAAGCCGCAATCGTTGCATGTGGTCATCCGCAAGTTGAGGGTTTCCGCTGGTCTGATAACCGCGACGAGTTCGCAATCTTCCTGCGCAATGGTGCTGTTCTTCGTTACGTCGACGGCTTTGCGCGCTTGGATGATTTGCCGGTGAGGGCGGTAGGATGAGCGGATCGTCAGCAACTCCGGGGCCGTGGTCCCAAGGCGTATTGCTTTCTACTGCAACAACACGGCGCTGGTCGAAGGAAGTGCGCGAGCAAGTGCAGGCGGATGAAAGTCTGCGCGTTTTCTCGAATTTCCGGGCGAAAGACGAGGGGCGCGGCCGCAAGTTAGTCGCGGTGTTTGAGCGTCCGGAAGATGCGAAGCTCGGCTCGGCTGCGCCCGATCTTCTCGAAGCTGTTTATGCAGCGCTGCCCTTTGTCGAAGATGCCTTGGATGACCCGGCTTACAAGGCCGGTGCAGTTAAGAAACACCTCGACACGATGAAAGAGGCAATTGCAAAAGCGGAGGGCCGCGACATTGCTTAGGTTGTCGAAAAAGAAAATCGAAGAACTTCGCTTATTGGACCCCGAAGATGCGGGAGCCGAGATTGCTCGACTTTACGAGCAGCACAAGGCGAAGCGCCGGGAATGGCGCGCTGCGAACAAAGAAAAGGCGTATGCCAGTCAAGTTAAGTGGAAAAAGAAAAACCGCAAAAAGCACTTGGCGGCACGCGCCCGAGAGAGGGCCAATATAAACGCCGATCCCGCTCGTCGAGCTTACCGCGCCAAATATAGAAAAGAGTGGGGCGAGAAGACGGGGTTTCAGTCAAAACCAAGATCGGTTGAAGGCAACCGGGCGGCTGCACGTCTGCGATATTGGCGCGTGAAGACTAAGACAATGGCGCAAGAGAAGCCGAATGATCTCAAAGCGGCTATTCGTCCTTTAGTCCCCGGCTATCTGCAACCGTCTGCAAAGATGGACGTTATCGCGGCCGTTGTCGAATTAGCCCTACAAAATAAGGTCGCGTTTAACAAGCTCAAAGACGCCGTGAAGAAGTGCGTTGCAGCCTACAACCGGCAGTTTGACCAATTCAAAAATGTTTCCATCGACGCCCCGATCGCCGGGACGGACGGCCTCACGCGCGCCGACTTGCTTGATAGCGAAACATTCCATTTTTAGGAGAGTTCAATTGAACAGTTTAGCTCAATCTGACGGCCGAGCTTTGCGGAAATGCGAACGTCTTTTGAAGCTCGTTGGAGCCATTGAGGACGGGGGACGCCATACCTCCGACGACCTTGCAGAACTTTTGCAGGTAACGCCGCGAACGATCTATCGGGATATTAAATTCTTACGTCTTCAAGGGTGGCGCATCCCCGGCGGTGCAGGCTTTGGATACACGTTTGCAGGCCGCCCGCGCGCACAAGACTATCGCAACAATTCGACGGCATCGGAGGCAAGGCTATGAAAGGCTTTAAGGACTGGTTTATCGCAAAGCACGGATTTTGGCCGGGAATGCCGGGCGAGAAAATTGAAGTTTCTTTCGTGCGCCTGTGTGACGCCCTCGCTGATTTCGTAGATAGCGAAACGGGCCGGGGAGATTGGTCGGAGATCGTGACGGCTGATCTCGCTATAGAGCCGATCAAAATTTCCTATACGAACTACCGTGGTGAAAACTCGATCCGTACTATCACGCCGATCAAGCCTTGGTATGGATCGACAGAATGGCACCCGGAACCGCAATGGCTATTGACTGCATTCGACCACGAAAAGCAGGCGAACCGCGATTTTGCTCTCAAGGACTTCGGCTACCCAGCCCCATCCCCACGCGCGCAGGCGTTGGAGGAAGTCATCAGCGAGCTTGTTGACGCACAGCACAAGTGTTTTGAGTGGACCGGGTCCGCGTTTTTGGCTGACGAGCTTGACGCAACCGAAGACACCGAATGTAAAGCGGCGATTTACAAAGACCTTTGCGCACTTGGAAACACCATGTCGTGGCTTCAAGATCAGGTCCGCGCCCTCTCGTCTCAGCCTGTAGCGGGTCGGCGCAAGACCGTTGACGAACTTGCCGCGTACCTATGCGACGAATTTGATTTCGATCTAAACCCTGTTCATGGCGCATCATGGCCGGAACACGAGAACGACGAGGGCAAGCGCGAAGGCGGATTTGTCCGCTTGCAGCCAAGTGACGTGCAGGCTTACGCACGCGAAAACGCTAAACGCATTCTCACTTTCCTCGGCCTCGCAGCCTCACCGGGAGCGTCGGCCACCCGCCCGACAGGAGGCAGCGATGCAGATGCCTGAAGTTAACCGGATTGCTGAATTGGATCGGTACGGGATGAACTGGCACGACGAAATGGAGCCGAATAGTGAAGGAGATTACGTACTTTTCTCACAGTCCGAGGCCATCATTGCGGCGGAACGGGCGCAAACAGACGCCTACGGTATCGCTTTGATGATGATCCGAGAAGGGTGCGAACACCCATCTGACATTGCACGTAAAGCGCTTGAGGGGTTCGGCAAATGACAATGATCCAAGATTTACATGCTGCAATCAGCCGTCGCGACTGGCACGCTGTAGAAGTTGCGGCAAATCGTTTGCGCGATGCCAATCTCGAAGCCGACAACGCGGCGCTGACTGCGCGGGTTAAGGAATTGGAGGAATTAGTTGAGCGCGTGGACGGATTTGCTCAAAAATACTTTCGCCATATGAAGAACACCGACCAGAAAAATGAAGCTCTGGAAACTCAACTCGCGGCGACTGAAAAGGCTTTGGATGCGATAGCCGGCTACTGTGATCAAGGTGCCGAAAAATGGCGACAGGATCATCCGAATTTATCAAAACTGCTCAGTCACCCACGCGTGGTTTCCGACAATCATAAAATAACCATTCTTTGCCAATTCGCGCGCGCAGCCATTGAGGTCAAGGAATGAAATATATTTCTTTGATCCTCCTCGCCGAGTTGAGCTTCCTCGTCTTTTGCTTTTGGTGGACGCACTTCCCGCGCAAGAGAATGAGACATGCGCTCGAGCGGGTTTATTACGCCCGGCGCGTAAGCGACGCGCTCAATATGTTCGTGAGCTATCACGTTATTGCAATCGTGTTTGCGGCGTTTTGTGCCGCAAGCATCTACTCCCTCAATCTGGCGGCTTCCTGATATGTCCTATCAAGTCGGCCAGACCGTAAGTTTCCGGGATTGCTACGGCAGCAATCCTAAAACCGGGAAGATTGTCGAGCGCAACGCTTACTCGTCGCTGATCGATGTAAACGGATCGTCATATCTGGTCCCGGATTGCTTAATCGACGCGACGGATACCAAGGAAGAAACGAGGAGCGAAGGCAGTGAAAAACAGCCGTCCTTATTCTAAGGCGAGCAAGGATCAGCAACGGGCGCTTGAGCCGGTTCGGGCATATGACCCCTACCAGCCGCGCGCCTTCCTGACGCGGGAGGAGTTCGGTGCAAAGTACCGATACAAACAGACGGCCGAGATCGAGGGGTGGTTCGACGGGAGGCCTGTCGCAGAGCGCCCGGCGCAATCCGACGCTCTCGACGTGGGTGTTTATCTCAACGCGGCAAAATACGTAGGACAGCAGACGGCCAAGCCTAAGCGGGTACGTAAATCGAGATCAACTTGACGTTTTGCGCATAACTGCTCAAACATGCTTGCCATGGATTAAATGGTGGGCGGAATAATGAAATTAAAAGCGTTCTCGATCGTAGCAATCTCTTTGCTTGCTGTAACCCCGGCACAGAGTAAGTCGCTAATGATTTTCTCTCCAAGGCACATCGCAACCGATATTCTGGCTTGGGCGACGCCAATTCAAGTACATTGTGGTCGGGAGTTTTTCATGCGTCACACAACTTTTGATCTGGTTTGGGACGTCTACCAGCTTAAGGCGGGAGCTCCAATTAATCAGAATGAGGCTGATCTCGATGCATATAATCAAGCGGCCGAGCAGATAAACGATGATTTCGGGAAAACTTGGGACTGCCGAGAGGCTTATAAAAAATTTGGGGAAGGCGGAACAATTCTTCGCGGCGTCATGTATCCCGCTAACCTCGATAAAACATTAAGTAATCCGTTCTAAGTCTCTACTTTCGAGAGCGCGCATTCACATATTTCTAATAAAGCCTCGCTTGACAGGGTAGCGATTTTTGTTCTCATGATGTTCTCATGCAGATTGAGACATTAGGAGACGCCTACACGCATAGCGTCCGCATCAAAATGCGGTGCGCGTGGGGTAAAAGAGACGCAATGAAGTCGGTTCGCGAATGCTTGTTTAGCACGGAGCTTGACGTTCAAACGCTCGTCTGCACGCGGGGGCGAGATATGCCGATCACGTTTTTGCAAGAGCGCATGCGCTGCCCTCAATGCGGATCGAGGCGAGTTCGTTTGCTTTTCGATCTGCCAAGCAATTCAGGGGCGGGGGCTGTTGGCGCCCCGCTGGCTAAGTCCGCTAGGGGATATTAATCGGGGGATTTCATGATTGAGATATTTTTAGCCGCAGCAATCGCGACCAGCGCGCCGCAGGCTGTTGACGGCGACACGTTTGATATAGGCAGTGAACGCGTTAGAATTGCAAACATCGATGCGCCGGAGACAAAAAGCGCCAAGTGCGACGCCGAGCGCCGCCTCGGCGAAGTTGCAAAGCGGCGATTGCAAGAATTACTCTCGTCGCCGGGCTTTGAAATGGAAAGAGGCGATCCGAAGTCCGGCAGGATGAAAGATCGTTACGGCCGCACGCTGGCGACGATTTATGTCGATGGGATTGACGTCGGTTCAATCTTGATCAATGAAGAACTGGCCCGTCCTTGGCGGGGCAAGCGAGAGCCGTGGTGCATCAAATGAAAATAGAACTAAAAGATAAACAGACGTCGAATGCAGGTTTAGCACTAGCGAAACTTTCGAAAGCCGGTTGGACCGCAGAAGAATTTTTGCAGGCTAACAAAAAGGCAGCCAAAGCGTATGGCTTTAGGCTGCCTTGGATCAAACGTGATCATTAGGCATTCATTCGTCGGGAATGCGCCCCGTAGCCTGTTGTATTAATCCGTGCGACACTTCGTTAACTGCTCGTGCCGCCTCTGTCGTCGACCAGCCCGCATTTTCGGCAGCTTCGATTAAGTCGACAACCCCTGCGGCAACGGCTTCTTGGCAATCAATGTTCCGATCTGGGTATTTCCCGTCATGTCTTGGCTTTGAAATTTTGTCTCTTATTGTGCTCATAACGCAGTCTCCCTTTATGGAAGTGAGTTAGTGCAGAATTAGAGATTGACTAGTCGTTAGCTTGGCGTTGCTCCCACGGCGACCATAGCTTATCGGCGCTTTCCTCGTAGGCTTTGACTTGATCGGATACAAGCATTGTGAATACGCCGGTTCCGTTGGCAAGCTTCTCCCAAATCAACGACGCACGATCAACACAATCAAATAATTCATGGAATATTGGCGCGTCCATTTCCGGGATTGCAATATGCGCGACGAACTTGTTTCTATAGTGGACAAGCTTCTTTGCGATTGGATCATTCTTATATTCGCTAAACAATTCTAAGGCTAAGCGAACGTCTGCTGCGTCCTCTGGAACGGGCAAATATTCCGAAAAATCATACCTATTTAAGAAGCGATAAAGAGCATCGAATGTGAGGTCGCTCTTTTTTCGAGACGGGGCAATATCGCGAGTAGCGAACAAAACCAATCGCGCTATCATGGCGTGAACGAGAAGCGTCGCGGCCCGCCCTGCGCCTTGTGAATTCAATCCGCCAACGACCGTAGGGCGATTTGATCTTTCTAATATGCTTGCCAATGACTGCGCTTCGACCGCATCTTTGAACCCGCGCGCAGCCACCTTTTTAACGTCAGACCAATCGGATATAGCTTCCTTCGCCATTGGTCGCCCGATCAAACCAAATCATCAATCGTAAGCTTTAGTGCTTCCGCGATCTTTTTCATCGCATCGAGCGAACCTTCACGCGCGCCGCTTTCAATCTGCGAAAGATAGGGTGCGCTGATCCCGGCAGCATCGGCGAGCGCCTTGGCGCTCATGCCGCGAAAGTCACGCCATACCTTTATTTTGTTCTCGCCGTCGATCATGCGGTTAACGTACTCGGCTGGGATCAATTCTTCTTCGCCAGCGGAGAGTTTTGCCCGGAATTTGCGACTAGCTTCAACGTCTTCGCGATCTTCAAAGGCTTCAATTAACTTGTCGTAATCGGCCTTGGGGAGAACTGCCATTTCCTCCCCCTGTGGCGTCGTTATGATTTGAACGTTCATTTCCGTTCTCCTTATTCGTATGCGCCGCCACGCGGCGCAATCTTTATGATCTCTAGGATTTGGCCGTCTTCGGTGAAGATAACACGCCAGTCGCCAACCCGCAGGCGGAGCAATCCTTCGCCGCCCTTTAACGATTTAACATTGTTTGAGAGGCTTGCCGGTTCAACGGCATATTGCTCGATTTTCGACCGGATCAGCTTCGCCGTGTTGGCAGGCATCTTAATCAAGGTCTTTGTTGCTTCGCGGGAGTAGCTGATCTGTTTCATGACTAGAAATTAGCATATAGCTAATTAATGTGCAATTATAAAATTAGCAAAATGCAAATAAATAGAATGATCGCTACGAATGCACGCTTGAGCGGGAATGAAATCTTGCCCTGCTTTAAATCAATCCGCAAATAAGGGATTGACGCTTCTTGAAACTGCCGACCTAGACGCCCCTTTAAGTTTCCCGCTTGCTCCGCGCCTTCTGCATACCTATGGCGATCTTCTACTGAAATATTGGGGTTGTTTAAGCGGCGCTCGTTCAGTCTTTGAGAACTCACACAATCGATAATCTCTTGAATTATTTTCGTGAGATCGTCGCCAAATAGAAAGGTTGCATCTGAACGCGCACGATAAAGGCGTAACAGTGCATTTTTTGTTTCTATTCCGGCCCCTTCATCAATATTCGAAAGCGTTATGGCTTCGAGGACGCTTTCATACACTGCGAGACGTTTGTCAAAAAGATCAACCATTACTTTGGTGTGCGCTGTCTTCCATTGAAGATAAGCTATAAAAACAACGCTTGCTCCGACCGCAGTCGCGGGAAACAACTTTAAGATTTCAAGCCACCAGTTAATTTCTGACATTCCACACCCCCCGAGTTAGCCGATATAGCTCACATGCTCCGAGGGTGGTCAATAAAGATGCGGTGCTAAAACAGCACCGCATTTCTTTCGTGGTTAATCGGCTTCATCTTTTAAAGGCGAAACCATGAGAAAGGCGTCAGAAAAGAAGTTAGATGCTCCTGACTGATTTCCAGTCTCCGGCAAATGTCCCGCTGCTTTACCCCGGCTCGATGCATGCCTATGGCTGCGGCCTTGGCATAAGGTCGCTTTTGAAAGACGCGGACGGGGCAGTTTGCTTTCTTCGGTCGACGAATAAAAATGAGGTTTGGCTTTGTCATCGACGCGGCACCTCAATACGATCTCGGTCAAGTCCCTGCGATATGAGGGAAAGCGCTCTGTCTCTCGCTCGATAAGCAGTTGCCCGGCTCCATCCCTTGTCGTCAACCGCATGGCTAAACCGGCAGCGAGTGCATTTGCAGCGGACCCACAATTGCAGCACGCGAGCCGCTCCGTCGTTTTCCTTGAGATAGATCGTCGGCCAGTGGATCGCCTTTTCGAGAAGCGAAACGCGAGCAGGAGACAAAGATCGTTTGCGAGGCGGCGGAACGTTCTCGGGATCAAGTTTCTCAAGAATGCCGTTTCGATCATCGGCCGGGCCAGTTGGCCCGGCGCTGGCTATTGACCACATGGCGGCATCGACAAGAATTTCCCCCACAAGCTTAGGGGTCCAAACATCATCATAATGCATCAATCATTCCCCCATAATGCCGACGCCTCGTCGATCACGGTCATATTCACATCGGTTGGCTGGTCTGGCTGAGATCGAACGCGATGTTCTTCCGGCCGGGAGAACCGTCGCTTTGCTTTTGGCGTCAGCCAAACATTCGGATTTTCGCGCGCGATCAGCCTCTTAGCGAAAAGCCTTTCACCTCGTCGGCCGAGTTCTTTCCTACGGGCGTCGAGTTTACGTTTGCGCGCATCTTCGTCGTCCTCGTCCGAAACGGCATATTCAAAGTCGAGCTTATCGAATGCGTCGATTACCTTTTGCCAATGGACGACCCGCACGTCGCGGGGAAGGTTCATAGACGGAGGAGCTTCGACGCCGTGGTCGCTGATTGCGTTCTCGATTGCGGTCAGCAAAACATTTTCTTTGTCGGTTATCGCTGGACGCTTTTCGGGAGCTTCGTCTGATCCTTCGCCGCGTGGCGTCACCACGACGCACGAAGTAATAGGATCGTCCTCCTCGTCTCGACCGATCGTTACTTGTGAAAGAGCAAATCGGAACGTGATCCCGTCTTCGCCTTCTTTGTTCTTCTGCAAAAACACTTCGCGGATTTGTCGGCCGTCTTCGTCGCGCAGCCCTTCGGCCAATCGGATAATGAGCGCATTCTCAAGATTGGCGATAAGCGAGCTATGACCTCGAACCTTCGTACCGTCTGCGTTCATATGGTGGACAAAGAGAACATGGCAGTTCAACGCTTCGGATATGCGCCGACCGCGTTCCAAAACGGACCCGACGTCCTTCCCGTCGTTTTCATTCGCACCAACTGTTGCAGTCGCCCAAGTGTCGATGACGACCAATTCAAGAGGAACGTCGAAGGTTGAAGCCCAATGCTTCGCTTCCTCGATAAACTCGTTTGTCTGGTCATCATTCTGATAGAGATTGAGCCGGGCAGGCATGAAAACAAAAGGCAGATTGTCCGAGGAAACTAGCCCGTTCCATTGACGATAAGCCTTAATGCGCTTGCGTAGCCCTTTTTGTCCTTCCCCTGCCTGATAGATCACACCGCCCTTGCGAACCTTGCGCCCCATCCAACTGACGCCGCGTGCAACAGCCATTGCCGCGTCAAGGATTAGAAACGTCTTTCCGCTTTTGGATGCTCCGGACGCGATAGAAACTTCCGCTCGGGTGAGAATGCCCTTGATCAAATATTCATGCTCTTGAGCTGGCGCATCAAAAGCGTCCCAAGGTACGGCGTTGAACTTTGACCGGAACGCAGGAGGCACGAATTTTGCTGCCTTTGATGCGATCTGATAAAGCGCCTCGACCGTATTGCCTTCATCCAGCCAGTCGACGACGTCTTCTTTGTTCTTCCTGTCCGTTAATTGAACGACGCGAATGTCGGACGCCTTGCCGATCATAGAAGCGGCAACACTGTTCGCGTGATCCAGCCCTACAAACTTCGGCCGACCGTCTTCGTGGTAAAGGAGTTCTTTTGTTTTTTGATGCCGGGCTTGCGGATCATCGTCCGCAAGCACCACAACGCGCGCACCTTTGAAAAAGTCGCTCAATTCCGGCAGCCATTTACCGGCACCACGAGCGTTCGTTGTAGCAGGGACGCCGAGGTCGAGAAGCTTATCAGCGGCTTTCTCACCCTCGACGATGAAAACCATGTGTTTCTTTTCGAGAGCTTTCAAAAGGTCTGGCAAGCGGTAAGGCACTTGCCGAACGCCTTTCGTCGACCAGTTCCAGCCTCCGGCCTTAGAAGCGTCTGGCTGGCGCTGCCTGTAGGATTTAGCAGGCTTCCCATCATTCCCGATCTCGCCATTCTCAAGCCGGACGACTTGGAAAAGCATTGCTCCGTTCTCGTCGACATAATCCCAAGATTTGACGGGCCGCATGTTTTCATCATTGCGACGTGAAGGCTCATTATCCGGCGCATAATCGCGGTTGCTCGACGAGGAGCTTTCTCCTACGTCGAAGCCTCTTTCCCGAAGCCATTCAACCGCATCACGCCCCTTGCGGCCCGTCTGCCGTTCAATAAAGGCGAGGACACCCCCGCCAATGTTTTCGCCGTGGTCGAACCAAGTTCCTTTAGCTAGATCGATCGAGATCGACCCCTTGTTCCCGAAGCGAAGTTCGCTCGATGATGAAAGGTGCTTGTTCGGCTCGCCAAGAAGTTCGCGGGCTACCTCTCCGGCAAAGCCTGAAAACTTATCGCCATTGTCAGCCATAGAAAGCCGCCCCTATTGTTCTGAATTATCGTCTTGATGATTTGATTGCTGGTCGGCGAACCCGGCTTGACCGGATTTCGCTCTTGCTTGGGCGACGGGTGCGAGAACTTTGGCGACGTCTTCTTTGACGGGAATAATGCTCGATATGAGATCGGCTATGTCCGTAAAGACGTTCGCTTTCGCGATCTGGTTAGGGCAGGGCTTGTCACGCATTCCGTTTCTGACAAGCGCGTCCTGAACGCCGTTGATCCGATGAGCTTCGCTTGATGCCGTCTGCAACATGGTCCAAAGACCGGCGCGCTTTCGGTTCATACCCCGCATATTCCTTCGCACTCTTGAAGAAAACCAAACTCGACTTGGCCTTTATCTGCGGGTGTATCGAGGTCGACTAAATCGAGTGGAACTCGCTGCCGATGGACGTAAGCTTGACCATCCATCCCGTAAAACCCCGAACGAATGGACGCGTCGAAATGGACCGCTCGTTTCCAATCGTCGGGTGAACCATCCCTCATGTCGCGCCATTGCTTATCGCCGTGATAAGGGCAAAAAATACATGCAGACTTTGGAGGGGTTGGATATTGCCGTTCTTGCATCCAAGTTAAGCAATCGCGGCGCTTCATTCTAAGATCGACGAGAGGGAAAACATTCTCAACATAGCCTAGCTCGCTACGCTTCATCCTCTGCATTTCATCAAGAGATATACCGATCCATTGTTCGACCGACCGTGGCGGTAAATTTGCCCGCTCGCCCGGAGCGAGACCGAGCAACCGGCGCACTTCTTTCTGAATAACTCTGACCTTGAACTCTTTTGAGCATTGCCGAGGCAGCATGCCTCGCGGGCCTTCTGTGAACCAAGGCGGCGACGCTGTCCGGGTTACCGGACTATTTGCTATAGCAATAGCATGCTCGCCGAGGTCCTTTCCTTCACGGCGAACGCGAAGGACGGGGAAAGGCAATAACGTCTCCAGCCAATTGAGGTGCTTATATACCTCTTCCGGCTCCCAGCCCGTATCAGCGAAGATTGCAAAGTCTGGACGGTGGGGGAGTTCTTTTCGTGCTGCCATCAGCGCGAGTGTTGTGGACTGAACGCCAGCCCCGAGGGAAAGAATACGGAGTTTCGGTTCCATTAAAACAAATCCCCCGTTGTCGTTGCCTGTCTTTGGGAAAAAAGCGGCGTCGAGTGAGCCGGGTTTATGCCCGGCGCGATCTCTGCGCACGAGAAAAGCCAGCCCGCGATAGCATCGGACGCGTTGTCGTCCTGCGGTTGGAAGCCGAGGTCTTGCACCGCTTTCATGACTTCGATCTTCGCCTTGCCGGTGGTTGGTTTACGGCCGAGAACGAACTTACGAATTGAAGCTTGCGCCTTCTCTCGATAGTCGAAGATTTTTTCCTCGTAAGCGGCAGCGGCCATAGCCCACGGCAAACACTGCAAAAGGCGCGTCGTCTTATGGTTGGTCTTGCCTGCCATTGCGCCCGCAAAAACTGGCGTTTCCGCAATAATGACATTTGGGCGAAAGCGCTCGATCAGGTCTCGAATAAACAACTGAGAGTGAGCGACGATCGCTACCGGCGGGGCTTCTTCGGGGGCGAGGCGCTTCGATCCATACTCCGGCGTTTCGCCTGGCCTTCCTGCACACCAGCCCGTGTTAGTGGCGACGTCGAGAAAAAGTATCATTCTTTGCGGGAGATTATTCATCGACTGCAATCTCCTGCGAATAGACATAGTCGAAATGAACCGGGCAGAGGATCGCGATCCCTTGAAGTCCTACGATATGGGGAACACGTTCTGTCGCTACACGGGTGCTATCTGGCAGCGTTTTGGTTTCAATTCGATAGCCGCGAATGCAGCCGTCTTCGGCAAGCTGCTCAAAGACGTCGTCGAAGTCTTCGGCTTCGACTTCAAATGTGAGGGATATGTATTTGTAGGGATCACGGCGCGAGGGAACGACCGTCGTAATGGAAAGACGCTGTATCGGCATAATGTTTTCCTTGTGGTGGGTTCGGGTATGCAAAGGGCCGGGCAAACAATGCCCGGCCCGCTATTGGCGGCCGGTGACTGCTACGCAGGGAGGTAATTGCGGAGCCACCGGCCTTGATGTGCGCTGCCCGTTGCAGGGGCGCGCACAATCATTCGCTAGTTCACGGTGGCGAGCGTTGGAGCGCTTCGGGCTGGTTTTTTGGGTGCGCTTGCTTCGGAAGAGCGCTTGCCTTCGACGATGTTCGACATGGTCGAGATAATGTCGTCGAACATATCGACGTCCTCGAAATATCCCATCTTTTCGGCAAGCTCGATCACGCCGCGAATAGTGGCTTGGCGCTTGGTGGTTTCCGCCTTTGCAAGGCCGAGAATAAAGCGGAACGCCTTTCGGTCGATGCCGTGGCGGTCAAGAGCAGTCTTGACGATTGAACCGGCCGCACCGTTATGCTCGGAAGCTTCGGCGGTTTCGGTCATGTAGTTACTGACTACGCGGCGGAGTTCTTCGGCCGTGATTGACGACTTCGACGAAGTGACGTCAGCTTTCTTTGCGCGTTTTGCCATGTGATTTCTCCGGATTATACCGTTTGATTTGCGGCGGAGGGCTTGGGAATGTCCGAAGGCCAAGGCTTATCGGGGGGCCATTCGGGGTGAATGCCTGCGAACGATTTAGCCATCGGCCGCACCGCTTCGGAGACAAGTTTGAGGGTGTTTTCATCAAGGACGGCAGGCTCGGGGCGATCAATGCCCGCAGGCCATTCCGCGTCATCTGGCCAAATCGCGGAGAACCGCGACATGATCTTGTCGTAAGTCCCGGCTCTCATGTCGGCGCGGTCCATTGACTGCGAAAACGTGCGATAGCCGGAGACAATCTCGTCAAGGCGTGTCTGTGTGCATCCGGTCGCTGCCCGGTATGCATCCATGGTTGCCCTGATGTTGGTTCGGAAAAGGTTGAGGTATGTCATCAACCAATTGTTAAGTTAGAAAATATCTAACTGCAATAGTTTTGCTTGTGGAAAATGTCAGTATGAAAAAATTAGTTGATTTCTAATCAGAAAGTTTTATTTGTCTAATTACGCGAAAGAAAAGTGCAGTTTTCTACGATCTGCGGATCGGTGGCGGAGTAGGGGTTCATGAGTGATGTTCTGAGAAAGCGGGTTCAAGGTCGTTTAGATGCGCTTGGCATAAACGCCTTTGAGGCCGCGAAACGTGGTGGTTTAACTAGGAATTTCTTTTACGAGTTATTTCGGAAGGAAAACGGAAAGTTCAAAAAAGATCGTTTCAACTTGAAGCACTTGGACGCCGCAGCGTTGGCGCTCGATTGCGATCCAGAATATCTAACTCTTGAGCAAAGAACTCCGAGGCGTGGCGGTATTCCCGACGGAATGAAGCTTACGGGAATTGCCGAGGCTGGCGCATTGCGCGCGCCGGGCAGTGGTATTCCAAAAGGCGTTGCGGCTGTGGTTGAGCCTGATCCGCGCTATCCCGACGAAATTCAAGAAGTTTTCCAAGTGCGCGGCGGGCATGCAGTCGGTTTGAGTATTCCGAGTGAGGCGTTCGTGCTTACGGCCAAAATTGACGCGTTGAAGACGCTAGGCAAGGAATTGAGCGCCGGTGACGTCGTGGTGGTTTCTAGGCTGGCGGTTGAGGACAAGGCAGAAATTACTATCCGCAAAGTAGCATTTGATGCGACGGGGTTGCGATTTGACGCCAGTCCTGACGAAGGTTCGATCGAGCCTTTGTATGCCTCGGACAAAGTTGTTGCTTTAGGGCTGGTGTTGCAAGCTGTGGTCGTTTTCTGATCCCTTCGCGCGTGCGTGTATATTTATATATATTATTATTAGGGACAGAGGGTTTATACCCTCTGTCCCATTATTTTATTAATTCACAATCTAACTAATTGGTTTCCCAAATTAAATTATCCTACTGACATAAAGTTAGATAAAATCAAACTTTTGATATTGTCAGATTTGAAAAGTTAGATTATTTCTATCTCGGTAAATGAATGGTTACCAACTTTCAGGAAACGTCATGCCAATTATGAAATATCTCTCAACCGCCGGAATTTCTTACAGCCGAATTAAACGAGCCGTTTACGACGTTTAGCTTTTGCGCCTATGCGGCCGCCGAAATTTAGTTCGGCGGAGCAACCAGACCGCTTGAGGGAATACATAGACTTAGCGTTGCCTATTTTAGAAAATAGGAAAGTTATCCTCACCCTCCCGCAGTCATGGCAAACCGTTAATTAAGGGAAGCTGACTTCCTTTCGTAGGGTTAACGAAAGCGGGCATCAACATGACAAATATTATTCAGGCAACCGGCGCAACACGACTTTCACTCGTCAACATCATCAAGCGCCAAATGATCGAAACAGTCATCGAAAGCGGCGTAGACCCTGCCAATCAAGAGGGCGTGCGTAACGTGCTGGCAAAAGCCAATTTTGGAAAACCAGCAATCGAAGCGCTCGCGGCAGAAGTGTCGTTGACCGCGTTGGAAGAAACAGGGGCAGTTGGGGCAAAATGATCATCGAGCGGATCAACGTTAAGACAAGTGCGGAATGGCACGCTCGCAGAACGCGGGACGTCACAGCGTCGGTCGTCGGGGCATTGTTTGGGGTTCATGAATTCGTAACGCCCTATGCATTGTGGGCGTATAAGTCGGGCCGCGCAAAAGCGGACCCGGAAGAAACTCCGGCCATGCTTCGCGGCCACCTGTTAGAGCCTGTAGCAGTCAAGCTGCTTAAGAGCCTTAAACCGAAATGGAAGATTAAGCACAACACAAACCCGGGCGATTACTGGCGTGATAGTGAAGTCCGCCTCGGCGCAACTCCTGATGTGATTGCGATCGATCCCAAGCGAGGGCAGGGCATTGTTCAAATTAAATCAGTTGAGCAGAGTGTCTATCGCCGTAAGTGGTTAGCGGGCAGCGACGTGCCGGAGCCTCCATTTTGGATCGCAATGCAGGCCGTCGTTGAGGCTTATTTGACGGGCAGTGCATGGGCGGCCGTAGCCCCTATTGTTGTGGGGCATGGGGTCGAAATGCCGGTTATCGACATTCCAATAATGGACGGGGCAGTTGAGCGTATTCGCGCGCAGTCGGCCACCTTTTGGGATCAGATTGAAAGTGGTGAGGAACTTGTTCCTGATTACAGCCTCGACGCTGATCTCATTGAACGCATGTATGCGCAGGACAAAGGCGAGGAGATAGACCTCACTCGCGACAACCAGATTTACGACCTGATCGATTTACGGAAGCGGCTTAAGGCCGAGGCCGTAGAAGCTGACGGCAAGGTCACTGCCATTGATGCGGAGATTAAGCACAAGCTGCAAGGTGCTTCGATCGCCCATCTAGCAGGCGGTAAAAAGATCACTTGGTTGACACAGAAACGGGCCGGGTACTTTGCCCCGCCTAAAGAGTTCCGCGTCTTACGTATCCCCTCGTTAGACGCGTGAAGGCGGACCGGCGGTAAGGCTGCAACCCTAAGCCGCCGGTCCTGATGCACACCCGAACCCACCACGGAACAGGAGGCACCATTCGCTATGGTAGCTGAAACGAATGAACGCGCCGTTATCGGCGGGAATAATCCCCCTATAAAAGAAGCTCTTGCGGATCAATATAAAGAATTGGTCAGCTTGATCGATCCAATCGCGGAACGTGCAAATGCGCATCCGAGAAAGATTGAGAGCGACGACGATCTCGGTCCACTTGGCGAAATCGTGCTCGATGCAAAGGCTTTGTCGAAGCGCATCGAAGCGGCAAGAAAGACTGAAAAAGACCCTTTCGTTAAAGGTGGCAAAGAAGTCGATCAATTCTTTCATCCCCTGACTGATCGTCTCGATCGTATCGTCGATGTTTTTGAAAATGAGGCCACGAAGTATCAACGAGCGAAAGCCGAGGCCGAGCGTCGACGCGCGGCCGATGAAGCTGCGAAGCTGCGCGCTGAGGAAGATCGGAAACTGCGCGAGGCCGAAACAGCGAAGCGCGATAGCACTGTTGAAAGAAAAAAAGACGAGGCAGCCGATCTAAATAGTCAGGCTGCGGATGCTGATCGTCGAGCCGATGCGAGCGCGGCAGAGTTGACCAAAGTGCGAACGGATAACGGCGTTACGGCTTCGGCAAAAACAAAGTGGGCTTTCCGCATAGTCGACTTAGCCGCGATCGATCTCAACAGCCTCCGCGACTTTTTCCGGGTTGAAGACATTGAGAAGGCGATCCGTTCCAAGGTGGCAATCCACAAGGGTAACGCGAAAATCGAAGGCGTTGACGTCTTCGAGGACGTCAAAGCCACCTTCCGCTAATCGCCGGTTCACTCATTTACCGGCTCGGCCGGACAGAGATCACAATGAAATTTTTAGTAATCGATACCGAAACAACGGGCCTTTTCAATTTCAAGCTTCCTGCTGATGCCGAGGGACAGCCACGCCTTGCGCATCTGGCTATGATTTGGGCTGACGCGGAAGGAAAAGAGCTTGATCGTCAAGACCTTTATGTCCGGCCTAATGGCTGGTCGATGCCGCAAGGGCCGGGTTCGGCTGGCGCGGTTAACGGATTGACCGACGAGTTTTTGCAGGCAAACGGCGCTGACATAAACGACGTACTCGATCAGTATCTCGAAGAAGTTCGCCGGGGATTGGTCGTCGTCGCCTTCAATGCTCAATACGACTTAAAGGTAATGCGCGGGGAACTCCGCCGGGCAGGGAAGCCGGACCTTTTTGAGCAAACTCTAAACGTTTGCGTCATGCGTCCAATGACTGCACTTTGCAAAATTACATATGCAAATCGGGGCGGCTTCAAGTTCCCGAACCTCGGCGAAGCATTGGCCTATTTCGGTCATGAGTTGAAGGACGCCCACAAGGCTATGAACGATGCCGAAGGCGCGCTCATTGTCATGCGTGAGCTTCTTAAACTCGGCGAACTTCCTACCCCTGCCGTGCATTACGCAAAAGAAAAGCCAGCGGAAAAGCTTCCGAAAACGCGCAGCCGGAAAAAGACCCCTGATTTTACCGGCAGCTTTTAATCCGGCCCGAGTTCCGGGGCCGGGTCAGTAGCAGCGGATCACCGTGTCGCAGCGAATGCCCGGCCAACTCCCAAACCACCACAAGAAGGAGTGTCCCATGTCAGGACAAGATATTATTACGGCCGAGGGAGAGATTATCTCGGCTCCCACGTCTTCGGAGCAAATGAGCCTCGCGATTGGCTTGACCAAAGCCGAAATTGATCAACAGATTACCACGGCCCGCGCTTATCCGCGTCTTGTGAGCCGCGTCACTCAAAACATTCTTTCTCTTGTGACGATCGACGAGCAATCGGCCGAAGAATGTAGTTATGCGTTGCCTCGCGGTGGAAAGGCTATTGTCGGTCCAAGTATCCGCCTCGCGGAAATTATTGCAGGTCAGTGGGGCAATTGCCGAGTAGGCGCTCGCGTGGTGCATGTTGATCGGGTTGAGAGGTTCGTGGAGGCCGAAGGCATATTCCACGATCTCGAAACCAATACTGCAACCACAGCCCGCGTTCGTCGGAGTATTAGCGATAGATATGGGAACTTATACAAGGACGATATGATTATCGTCACTGGTAACGCCGCATGCTCTATTGCAAAGCGTAATGCAATTTTGGGCGGCGTTCCAAAGGCCGTTTGGCGCAAAGCGTATGCCGAGGCGGAAAAGGTCGTAAAGGGCGACGTCAAAACGCTCGTCGAACGCCGGACAACTATTTTCAAGGCATTTGCAGCATTTGGCGTAAAGCCGGAACAGCTTTTCGCCTCTCTCGGCATAGCGGGCGAGGATGATATTTCCCTTGAGCATATTCCAACGCTCACTGGCATGCGGTCGGCTCTAAAAAGTGGCGAGGCGACCGTCGAAGAAATGTTCGGAAATCAGTCAAAGGTTGAAGGCGAGAAGAAATCGACGGGCCAAAAAATGGCCGACTTCGCCAACGGTGACGGCTCGGACAATTCCAAGAAAAAGGAAAAGGCCAAGCCTGAAACCACGCAGGCAGAGCAAGGCTCAAAGCCAGCATCTGACAAAAAAGAAGCTGGTCAACAGCAACCCAGAGTAAATGAAGAAACGGCTTTAAACCCACCGACCACCGATGATCTCGAAATTGCCCGGGACAAGGGGCATGACGCATTTCATAGCGGAATGCCCCGCGAAACCTGTCCTCGCGAGTTTAACGCTCGCGGGCGCGAGCAGGAGCGTGACGCTTGGCTTGAGGGCTTCGATAGCGCAGCCCAAGACGAAGCGGGGGCAAGAAATTCATGAGCGACCGCACTCATTACGAAAACCTCATGACGAAATGGCGTGAAAAGGAAGCGATTGCGGAACTTTTCAACCAGTTCTCGAAGACAGGCGGCACTCATAGGCTCAAGATTAAGGTTGAGCATCCGGATCAAGTAGTCGCCTCGCAGGCCGAGCGTATGATCAACGATACGATGAGCGGTTCTGGCTTCGCGACCATAGTACGACTTGCTCTCAAGCAAGCCAATGATGAGCGGGATCATGCGCGCGAAGCTTTCCTGCATGAAGCCGGGGCGGCCTATCTCACACCGACGAGCTTTGAAGAACCGGCACCAACATCAAACGGCTACCCGGCTCCGCCTAAAAAATAGACCCTCTCGCGGTGGCTACTGCAATAGCCGCCGCTGACTTCCCCTTGATCCCTAACCCACCACTTTAAAGGGAATAAGATGCTTATCCGAGTATTTGACTTTGAAACGACCGGCTTCCCGCCGGGCGCGGCCGTAATTGAGGCCGGTTGGACTGACGTTATTGTCGATGGAAATATCGTCGAAGTTGGCGAAACGACTTCGATGCTCGTCAATCCTTTTGATGCCGCACCTCAACTAGAAATGTCGATCGGCGCTTTGTCGACGCACCACATTCAAAAGGTCGATCTTATTGGCGCTCCGGCTCCGGAAGTTGCCTTCCGGACCCTGTCAAAAGACGCGGATGCTTTCGCCGCCCACAACATTGAGTTTGATAGCCAGTTCTTTACCGGCGGCGGCAAGCCGATGATTTGCACGTTTAAGGCTGCACTTCATCTTTGGCCCGATGCTGAAAAGCATCAAAACCAGTTTTTGCGCTATCTGCATAATCTGCCGGTCGATCGTGAGATCGCGGAGATGACGCATAGGGCCGGTCCTGACAGTCACGTTACTGCGCATTTGTTGAAGTTCATTCTCGGTCACGGCGTCGAGGTCGACACTCTGATCGATTGGACACAAGGCGAAAAGCCGCTGCGCATGTTGAAGGCGATGCCGTTCGGCGAACACAAGGGCAAGCCATTTAAAGAGGTGCCGAGCAAGTATCTTCATTGGATTGTACGAACGATAACCGACAAACCGGACCTCGTTCATACCGCGCGCGCTTTCCTGAGAAATCGGGGAGAACTCTAATGAACATGGCCGAATTGGATATTCGGATCGGAAGCCGTATTCGCGCCTTCCGCATCCTTCGCAAAATTTCCACCGATGATCTCGCTGTCGTGATCGGCGCGAAAAAGAACACGATCACGCGTATCGAGGCCGGTCGCACGTCCGCAACCGCTTCGCAGCTTGTGCTTATCGCCCGGAAACTTGAAACGACTTCGTCCATTTTGACGGGTGAGCAAATGCACGAGGAGGCGGGTATCGAATGAACCTTTCTCCTCAACAGGACACGGCCATTAAGGCCGTTTCCGCCTGGCTAAAAGACCCGAGCGGAAAACAGACATTCTATCTTGCGGGCTACGCTGGCACCGGCAAGACGACGCTCGCCCGCCGTCTCGCTCAAGATATTCGTCACGTTTGTTTTGGTGCATTCACCGGCAAGGCAGCGCTCGTTCTTCGGTCTAAAGGCTGTGACGATGCTCGCACGCTGCACAGCTTGATTTATAAGATCGAGAACCCGAACAGCCCAATTCCACGGTTTGTCAAAAATCCGGATAGCGAGGCGGCGGTCGCTGATCTCGTAATCGTCGACGAGGTTTCTATGGTTGGCGAGGAGCTTGGCCGCGATCTTCTATCGTTTGGGACACGCGTTCTTGTTCTCGGCGATCCCGCGCAGCTACCGCCGGTCAAAGGCGAGGGTTTCTTTACCGCTGGCGATCCGGATTTCATGCTTACGGAAGTTCACCGGCAAGCCGCCGATAATCCGATCATCGCCATGTCTATGAAAGTTCGTCTCGGCGAAACGCTGGATTTTGGTTCTTTTGGCAATAGCCGGATCATTCGACGCGACCAGTTGGAGCAATCTCAAGTTCTTGATGCCGATCAAATCCTCGTCGGGAAGAACGACACTCGCCGCCGATACAATCGACGCATTCGAGATTTGAAAGGAATTACAGGCAATTTCCAAGTTAACGACCGTGTTGTTTGCTTGAAGAACAATCGCGAAATGGGCCTGCTAAATGGCGGGATATGGAACGTCGATAAAGTCCTACGTCAGTCAAGCGACATTTCGACGATGCACGTTTCGCCGCTTGATAGCGGCATGACGAAACAGCCTGTCGAAGTGGTAACTCACCACGCTTGGACGCGCGGCCAAGAGCGCGACCTTGATTGGAAGGCCGCGCGACGCTTCCAGCCCTTCGATTATGCCTATGCTCTGACCTGCCACAAAGCGCAGGGCAGCCAGTGGGACAACGTCATGATCTTTGACGAGGGCGGAATTTTCCCGGAGCCGGAGCGCTGGCTTTACACCGCGATCACTCGCGCGGCCGAGAAAGTGACGGTGGTTCAATGACCGTTCTCACAAATGAAAGCCTAGCTACGGCATTTGATGCGGTTTGGAACTCCGCGATAACCGAGGCCCATAATCGCGGAAGCTCTGCCGCACTCGACTTTGCTTTTGTTCTGGCTTGCGGCTTTCAGGCTATGGCCGAAGAACTTCGTCAAGATGGCTGGTTGCCGATCGAGAGCGCCGTCAAGGACGAAACTCCGCGTCTTATCGGCTGGTTTGATGAAGCCGGGCATTGGGAAACTCGTCGAGCTTGGTGGGTCAAAGAACACCATAGAACGTGGAACGATGACAAGGACGAGAGCGAAACCGTCGGCGCTTGGACTGACGACGCCGTCGCCTCTTGGCATGACGAAGAAGTCAAAGCCTATTCCCCGACACATTTTATGGCCCTCCCGCAAGGTCCATCGCGACTAGAAGGCAAAGAATAATCATGGCTGGCATTAACAAAACCATTCTCGTTGGCCGCGTAGGGCAAGACCCCGAAGTCAGACGGTTCAACAGCGGCGACCAAGTAGCCGAGTTCTCGCTCGCCACGTCAAAGGAATGGCGGGACAAGAACACCGGCGAGCGCAAGTCGAAAACGACATGGCACAAAATCAAGGTGTTGAATAACTCCCTGATCGAGAACGTCATCCGTCCATACGTCAACAAGGGGGCGCTTATCGGTATCGAGGGCGAGCTTGATAACGAGGAATGGGAGAAGGACGGCCAAAAGCGACAGGCGACAAAAGTCGTCGTCGGCGCGTTCGGCGGCTCTCTCTATCTCCTCGGTAACAAGGACGACAACGGCGGCGGCGATCGCGGATCGCGCAGCCGAGACGACGATCGAGGATCAAGATCGTCCGGTCGCAACTCCGGCACCGATCGCAACCAGTCATCCAGCGGATACGGCGGAGGTTTCTCCGGAGATATTGACGACGAAATCCCGTTTTAAGAGGAGGGTGATTTGCAGGACATTCTATTCCACAAACAAAAATTCAAGCACGATCCCGCCGCCGGTACGTGGGGCGATTGCTGGCGTACCTGTGTCGCCTGTATTTTACGCCTCCCTGTCGAGAACGTCCCGCACGTTTTTGACAAGGGCGTAAGCTCGAAGGAAGCCCACGCGGCAATGAAAGAGTTCCTCGATCTGCGGGGCATTCATACCATTTCTACGTGCTTTAAAGCCGACGGAATGGACCTTGACGGCTTCCTCTCGATAACGGCCGGGTGGTTTGGCGATATGCCTTTCATGCTGATAGGCCGGAGCGCGAACGATACGAACCACGTAGTTATTGCTCGGAACGGGGCAATAATTCATGACCCGTCTCTCGATCTCTCCGGGATCGTCGGTCCGCATCACGAGGGCGACGGAAAGTTTTACTGGTCTGGCGATCTTCTCGTCCGGCCCGCCGCGAGAGGGATTGAGTAATGGCTGAAACCCAAAAAGAGGACAAGCAAGTCTATCTTAGAACGGCCGCCGCAAAAGGCGACGTAACGGTCGAGATCGAGACAGTTCGCGGGAAGGTGGACTTTACGATCGCCGCTCAAGGCGCTCTTGATTTTGGCTTGCAGCTTATAAAGGCGGGGCATGACGCGGAGCGATCCAATGGCTAAACGAGAGGTTTTATTCTTCTGTAGTTATTGCGGCGATGATGATCCTGCATGCACGGATCAAGCGCCGTGCGCAGATTGCCTAGCAATGTGTAACGTCTACGAAGTTGAATTCGAAGGCGCAGTTTATAAGCGTGAACTCGCTCCGAGGCGTGAAAGCGCAACCGAATGGCAACAAAAGCTTACAAGGCTTCTAATGCCGTTATCGGGAAAACGGCCTTTAAGCCGCTCGCGTTTTAATGCTCTCGCGAAATTGGCGGGAGCTACATTCCTCTTAGGGAGGCGTAACAATGGCTGACAAACCAATTTTATTCTCCGGCCCTATGGTTCGCGCTCTCCTCCGGGAGATCGCGACGCCGGGCGAGGGCAAGACGCAAACGAGACGGGCACTCAACCCGCAGCCTAACCTGCTCAACGGCAGAAAGCCGCTAAACAACGGCCTAGGCGCTTATTCCACTGATACCGGATGGAAACGCTTTCGCTATTCGGTTGGAGATCGCCTCTATGTTCGGGAAGCTTGGAGGGCCGAGCGTGAATATGACGGGTATTCGCCTGCAAAGTCACACAATGGCAAGCCTGTTCTGCCGATCAATTGCCCCATCACATACGACGCCGACGTTATCCCAGAGTTCGGGAAAAACCGACAAGCGATGCATATGCCGCGATGGGCCTCTCGGATCACGCTCGAAGTGACGGGCGTCAAGGTGGAGAGATTGCAGGAATGCAGCGAGGCCGACGCATACGCAGAAGGCATAGCAAAGATCGGTCGATTTTACGGAGTTCCGGAGGCTGAATGGGACAGTGCAACCACTCGTTCGGCCGTCGATGCTTACGCGAACTTATGGGACGACATTAATGGCCCCGGCGCATGGGATAAAAATCCGTGGGTTGCCGCTTACACGTTCCGTCCGATCCTCGGAAACATTGATCAGATTGAGAGGGCCGCATGAACTTCGATGATGATAGCCGCGACGGCATCCTTTTTCGTTTTTGGATCAGAGCCGCAAGCTTTCCCGGCGGATTTCCTTCCGATCTCATGAGGGCGCTTAAAGACTGCCTTACGCCTGAGGATTACCGACGAGCGCTCACAGAGCTTGCAAAAGCGAAGGGCGTAAATCTTCCGCCGCACGAGCCAACGACAAAGCTAATCGAAATGGCCGGGCAATCGTCTAAGGAATTGCGCGAGGCTCTTTTGTACGTCCTCGATGGAACCGAGGCTCACGACTTCCCCTCAAACTTCGGGATAACCGAAGCGAAGGGCCGAGAGCTTCGCAAATTGGCAGGGCTGCCAGAATGACACGATTGGACTTATTCGGTCCTGTTCCTCGCAATCCCCGCGTGAAAAGAATGCACGCAATTGATCATGGGGAAGCGCCCGGCTTAATGCCGGGCTGGCATTCTGCGCAAGGCGGGCATTTTGTTTGCAAATGCGGTCATGATGCAGGCTGGCAGTTTAACCTTACGCCGACGGAAATAAGACGCGGGCTTCCTTGTCCCGTCTGCAACGAATAAGCGGCCCGCAAAGGCCGCTTTTTTTAATTTGGTTTCTTCATCGGGATAACATTCGCCCCGCCGCGCTCGTGGACTATGTTGTCGACGAGGTTCGCCCAAGCGTCGAAGGCCGCTCGCGTTTCGTCTCTGTATTCGTGGCGCTGATAAACACCGACAATTCCGCCGAAGCTTCCAGAAACGTGATTTAAACAGCGTTCGATTACCGGGAGAGATATTCCGATCCGGGCCATTCCTGACGCCATTGTGCGACGCAAATCATGCAGTGTCCAAGGGGTGAGTGCAACGCTTTCGGGATCGCCACCCGCCTCGATGACTTCCTTCTTCATTTTAGCTGTAAGAGCATCGTCTAATCGGCCCTTTGACCGGCTAAACCCGGAGATTGAAGTCTCGCCGGTTGTCGAAAACAGAAGTCCACTCTTGCCCGTTTCTGGCAGGGATTTTATTATCTCGACAACCGAGTTTGATAAGGCGACAACGTGCGGCTTGCCGTTCTTTGTGCGATCCGCTGGAATTATCCACTCTGGTTTCAATCCGTCGAGGGTGAGTTCGTCAGCCTGCATTCCAGCGACTTCGTTACGGCGCTGTCCGGTCAAAAGCAGAATTTGCCAAAATGACCCGAAAGGATATTCAAACTTCGCGGCCTCGTTCCATACCCGGCGAAGCTCTTCATCTGTTAATATCCGATCACGCGACTTTTCGGCCGAAGGCTTCTTTATGCTGACCGTCGGGGATGCTGGAATAATGTCTCGTTCAACCAGCCAGCCAAAGAAAGTTTTCAAAGTTGCAAGCACTCGGTTTGCCGTGACAGGAGAGCCGCGATCAACAATCGCGTCCATCAATTCGATTACGTTTCTTTTCGAGATTGTAGATACGTCTTTACTGCCCCAAACCGGATTTATCTCGGCCGTGAATTGACGTTCTTTTTCGGCCCAACTGCGATTGTTCGGTTTTGCGTACCGCTTGATAAACTCTTTTCCGTGATATTCGACGGTATTCGTTTCGTCTTGCGGCTCTGCCTTTTGTCGGTCTTTGGTTTGTTTCTTATTCGCCGACGGGTCCAACCCCTCGGCAACCATCTGCATTGCTCGACGTGTTGCCCGGCGCGCTTCGGCTAGTGTCATGGGAATACCGAAAGGGAGATCGCCGTCGACCTCTCCGGCCTCTCGCTTCATGAGGACAGACCCGACGGTTAGTTTCTTTGGCTTCCCATCATAACGATAGCGATAGGCCCAAGCCTTCGCGCCGCTCGACTGGACAATTAAATACATGCCCGGCAATCCCGCGTCAGGTATTTCAACCCGACCCTTTGGATTTGGTTTGACGGCCTCGATGAATTTAATTGTAAGCACTGCTTTTGACAT